AAGCGTACCAATGATCTAGCTAGATCATTGGTACGCTTGCAACTTTTGGGTGGGTACGGTTAGTTATGATTGGTGCTGTTGATTGCCATTGGTGCGCTGCGTACTGTTACGCCGTTATATGATGCAATGGCGCGTACTGTTGCGCGGTTTCGTTTTTGGTAAGGTGTGTAGTGGTGAGGCGCTTGGCAATTGGCTGCCTTCGGGGAGTGCCCTTCATCTAAATCGGCGTAGTTCGCTTGCCGTGAACGGCTGCAGGTTCGTTGTGCGCTTGGCTGTTTATCTATTAACAATCAATAAGATGGAACCGGAATAGGGGCTGTAGCACAGCCTCAACCAAGCCGCAGCATCGCCTATTAAGTGTGATGAAGCTCATATAACGCCCATTAAATTGGTTTTCTTTTTGTGTGCTTAGTTTGCATTTAAAAGGAAACTATGCGCTAATAATGAAAACCGCAAGACAGCGGGATAACGACCGGAGGGTGTATGAGCCTGATAGTTCTGCTAGATGAGGCAGTAATGAAGTCAACGGCGCTGGTTAAGGGCGTCGCCATGGGGCAGTTCGGTGGTGACTCACCGGATTCACGCAAGATCGGCCGACGTTTCGGCATCGGTGAAGCTGCTGAGATGATCGGGGTCAGCAAGACCGCCATCGTCAAGGCCGAGGAAGAGGGGCGGCTACCGGCACCAGATATGGTCGAGTCGAACGGGCGAGCCAGGGTGACACGACGAGCTGGCTACACCATCAACCAGATCGACAACATGCGGACCGTCTTCAAGAAACATCCATGGCGGGCTGAGGGAGAAGACGCGGTCGTCGTCTCTATCGACGGCAACAAGGGAGGGTGCTTCAAGACCGCCACCAACGTCCACCTGGCGCAGTGGCTCTCGATGGCTGGATATCGCGTTCTGCTCATCGACATCGACCAGCAGGCCCACGCCTCGATGTACTTCGGCTACATCCCAGACCTCCACGTCACCGGCGATGACACCGTGTTGCCGTGGATGCTTGGCCAGCGTGATGACCTCTCCTACGCCGTGAAGCCGACTGCGTGGCCCAACCTTGAGATCATCCCATCCTGCCTGGCCATGCAGGCGCTCGAGCAGCAGATGCCTGGTGCCGTGCTGCCGGTGGCCGAACACATGATGCTGCGGGCCGGGATCGAAACCATCATGGACAACTACGACGTGGTGCTGATCGACGGCCACCCTGATCTGGGCCTTGGCACCATCAACCAGATCTGCGCGTCAGACATCATCCTGGTGGCCACCAGTGCAGAGCTCAACGACTACATGAGCAGCGTCCAGTATTTCACGGCAGTGCGCGATGTACTGCGGGATCTCGACCTCGGCGGGTTCGAGCCGACCCTCAAGGTGCTGCTGACCAAACTCGGCAACCCCGGGTCGAGCAGCCGCTGGATGGAAGAGCAGATCCGCAACCAGCTCGGTGGCCTAGTGCTGGGCGGCGGGATCGCCATCACAGATGAAGTCGGCAAGGGGCAGCTGCGGATGATGACCATGTTTGAACAGGATCAGGAGCACCGCAGCACCATCAGCGCCTGGCGCCGTGGGCTGGGTGTCTATGAGGGGGTGTTCAGCGAGATCCTGCACCAGTTGATTTGGAAGAAGTGGCCGTCAAAGTGGGAGGTTAAGCCATGAAAGGAGCACCGACAGTCGCCCCTGTTGCGCAGACAGAGGCATTACCAGGAGCCGCGGTGGCTGTAGGCCAAGCCCGAGCCAGAGTGCAGCTCAACAGCATCAAGGCAGGCACCGTCGACATGCCGATGCCGAACGGCGGTACCAAGCCGTTCAAGCTGGTCATCATCCCTGCAGAGCAGGTCGAGAAGAAGACCATGGTCAGCCCGCTCAACGAGCGCGACCAGCACCTACTGACCGAGCGGGCACTCTCTGACATTCTGCCATCCGTGCGCCAGTACGGCGTATCAGAGCCGGTCATGGCCCGCGATGTGAACGGAGTGCTGGAGGTCGCAAAGGGCAGCCGCCGCCGCGCCTGCGCCGTCCATGCAGGGGTTGATCTGCCAGTTCTGGTGGGCGAGCTCACCGACGAAGAGGTGATGGCCCTCGACCGGGTCAGCAACTACCACCTCCAACCGAGCCCATGGGAACGGGGCCGCCGTTACAAGAGGCTGGTGGACCGTTGTGGCAGCCTGCGCAAAGCCGAGATGTACCTGGCCGATGTGGGTGAAAAGGTGAGCCGCCGCGACATCAGCCGCTGCATCGCTACCTACTTGCTTCCGGTCGAGATCATAGCCGCCTTCGACTGCCCTAACGACCTCAGTGCCCGTGCCGGTGAAGAGCTTGGCAGCCTGTGGGCAGCAGGAACGGACGCGCTGAGGGAGGCATGGCTGGAGCTGGCTGGACGCTTTGTGGCAGGGGAGGTGGAGAAGGACGAAGAGTGGGACGCCGACCAGACCGCCGCCGCCTTCAAGGCGCTGCGAGTGGGTGGCAACAAAGAGGCCAAGGCCAAGCCGGCCAAGGTAGTGAAGAGCTGGGGGAGCGGCCGCATCAAGCTGACCCATGCCGGCAAGAAGGCCAGCATCGTCATCAACGATGTTGACCCGAAGGTGATCGACTACGTGACCAGGTTGATTGCTGGCGAACTCCAGCTGCCACTCGATACGGCCAAGCACGAACCGGATGGCGATAGCCACACGCAGCTCGACCTGTTGAGCTTGGAATACGGGTCCGGGTGGAAACATCTACTGGAAGAACCCGAGCGGGGATGGGTAGAGGAAGCTTGGGGCAAGTACCGCCAGGCCATTGGCGAGTTCAACGTTCTGATGAAGGAGCGCGGGGCCAGCGAGGAAGAGATCGAGACGGTAGAAGAGCTGGCCGAGGAGCGGTTCCGGGGCGAGACCAAACCCCAGGTACTGCTCAATATCAGAGAAGTCCGTACCATCATCCGAAACTGCATTGAGGAACTGGGGCTACCAGGCTGGGAGCGCTAGAAAGCAAAAACCCCCTGCGCTAACAGGGGGTCAAACACGTCAACTCGACCAGGAGTAAACATGAAAGCCAATCATACCCCACGCAAGGGCATTCGTCTAATCGACATCCCCAACCTGCCGGCCGACCAGGCGCTGGCCATGCTGGCCAGGATGCCGGAATACCTCGGCGAAGCCGTGGCCAAGCTCTGTTACAACCAAATCAACCAGCAACGATAAGGGCAGCTATATGCAAAACATTCTGAAAGTTCCGATGGCCGAAGGCATTCACTGGCGCGATGTCGATGAGCTGATCGAAGAGCTGTACCAGATCGACGACAAGAAGCTAGAAGAGCTCGGCCATAACTACCCACATGAGTGGCTGCAAGAACAAATCGCCGAAGACTCTCGGCACCTTGATGACTTCATTCGCAGGTTGCTGCCGGCGATACAGGTAGGAACGTCGCCTATCACAGAAAAGTCCTACAAGGGGTTTGGCTTTGTTGAGCGGGCAGAGCAGGGTGAAAGCTGGTCAACCATGATTCTTAAGGTCGGGTGCGACCTGTTGGTTGAGAAGATCGGTGATGTGCCGGAAGAGGAGAGCGATGAATAACTGAACCTCTATACCACCAAGCCCCGCCATGCGGGGCTTTTCTTTTCCTATCATCAAGCATGGCCACCAGGAGTAACTGCCATGCCCATCATCGACGTAGACAGCCTGGGCAGGCTGCCAGAAGGAAGCCTGCTCACCCTCACTAATCAGGAGCTGGCCCAGCGCCTCATGACTGCTGCAGGGGAGCAGCTGGCACTGAGCGAACCCCTCGCTGCGCTTATCGCTGAGGCGGCAACCAGGCTCATTGAAACGGGGGAATAAGACTGGGGCCAGTGGCCCCGCTCAGTAGACGTTGTCGACATCCACGTCCAGGCTAGGAAGCAGCACACCGCCGGCCATCGCCTTGGCAATCGCCTGATCCCGGTTCGTGCTGTGGGTCTTCCCCAGTACCTGCTGAATGTAATAGGTCACCGTCCTGGGGGTGATGCCAAGAATAGCGGCAATCTCGGTGGTCGTCTTGCCCTCACTGGCCCACGCCAGGCACTCCTTTTCGCGGCGGGTCAGGGCCAGGTTTCCGGGGCTTCCGAACGATGCCACCCGAATGGCCGACTCAAAAATCACGTCAGCCGCCAGCCGAAGCCAGGGACTGGCCTCCATCAAGCCCGCAGTGCCGATGTCCTTCGTCACGAACGACAGGATCCCATACTCCCCTCGAGCCCCCCTCAGCGGAAAAGACACCCCGTTGCGCAGGCCGAAAGAAGCAGCCCGCTCCATGACCTCCATTGCCCCTGGGGGGAGGTGCCGAGGATGAGGCAGGCTTGAGTGCCAATAAATGGGGCGGGTCTGACGCAGTGCTAGATGGATGATAGGGTCGATTCGAAGCAAGCCAGCGCTGGCATATTCGGCCACCCAAGCCTCACTGCAGTGGCTGAAAATGACGGCCCGAGGCTTTGCCAGTGACGAGGGGATGAGCAAGGCGAAGCGGAACTGGTCAATCCCGAGGCTGGCTGCAAACGCTGAAATCTCTGCTGTCAGCCCTTGTTCTGATGTTACCGCGTCAAAGCGGGAGAAGTGGTGCTCTATGTTCATATCATCGGCCAAACAGCTTGACCGCTCCTTTGTAGACCAGGATGAGCCACTGTGCGTGTGCAATCGGGATCTCCAAAAAAAACGAGAGGACTGCATATCGCTCAGGGCCCTGCTTACGCCATTCAGCGTCCGGCAGTATATCCCGGATCGTTATTTCCAAGGCATCACAGATCACCACGGCATCCGCCAGGCTGAGGAAGTCCTGACGCTCGGGGTTCAGCCAGTGGCTGATGGTCGACGCAGGGATCCCGGTCAGGGCGGCCAGGGCTGCATGGTTGATAGACCGTTCGAGCAAAAGAAGGCGCAGGCGATGCTTGGCGGCGACGACATATGCACGAGCGGAGGGTGTCAGATAGGCTTTTTTGCGGTGACGCATTGGGTGATCTCCATCACAAAAGCCCGTGCTCGTGCCTGTAATTAATTACAGGTTCTGTCGTTAACTGAATGTTATAGCGGTCACCCTATATTTTTGCACCGATAACCCTACTAACATCCTGCCACATAACAAAAAAGCAAAGGGATAATAAGGACTTATGAAAACAATTGACACTGCGAGCGGCTTGCTGTCTGTGCTGGCGAGTGCCCTTTCCCCCGGTATGGTGCTCGATGAAACGACCGTCGACGGCATGCTGACTATCATCCAGCAAGTGAAGCGTGCTCTTGAGGAGGTGAGCTCCACTCAACCTAAACTGTAGTTTACTTTAATGTATACTGTAGTTTATATTTGTGGCGTCAACCAACCAGGAGGCGCCATGAAAGCCAACCCCATCTGTGCTGATGGCCAGCACATCAAGAAGACCCCCGGCGAAGACCGATGCTCCCGCCGGGAAACCCTCCTTCCTTCGCGCTGCGCCCCAGCAGCTCGCTACTTCACCCCCATACAGGTCACCACAGATGCATGAGGATGTTCGGCGTCGTTACGACGTCAATCACGACCGCGTTCGTGACACTGGGGCCGACGGTACCGGTGATTACACCAAGAAGCTGATGGCCAGCATGGAGCGGGCCAGAAGCCTGCGGATGAAAAACAGAACGGGAGGCAAGAAGTGATCGCTCAGACCAACAAGCTCAAGGCAGGGAACATGGCCGAGGCAAGGGCCTGGCTCCAGACGCATGGATACCAGGAGACAAAGGCAGGCTGGCTGAAAGGCCAGAGCAAGGCTGCAAGAACAGAACAACTCGCATCCGGTCGGGTCGCCATCATCGAGGGAGTAACAGCATGACCGCTGAACGCAAGTACGGGATAGGCACCGTATTGGTGCTGATCATTATCTACATCTCGGCTTTCGCTGTTTGACAACGACCAGGAGTGAACATGCGAGAGATCATTATCGACAACTTCGCCGGGGGCGGTGGGGCCTCCACCGGCATTGAGAACGCCACCGGGAGAGGGCCTGATGAAGCCATCAATCATGATCCGGAGGCCGTGGCCATGCATGAGGCAAACCATCCATTCACGCGGCACCACTGCGAGAATATATGGGATGTCGAGCCAAGAGACATCGCCCAGGGGCGGCCCGTCGCGCTGGTATGGCTATCTCCCGATTGTCGCCACTTCAGTAAGGCAAAAGGCGGGGCTCCGGTCAGCAAAAGGGTGCGCGGGCTGGCATGGATAGCCCTGCGCTATGCCCTGCAGGTAAAGCCTCGTTATTTCATGCTCGAGAACGTTGAGGAGTTCCAGACCTGGGGGCCACTGGCCGAGGATGGCCAGCCCTGCAAGAACAGAAAGGGCGACACCTTCAGGGCCTTTGTGCAGATGCTCGGCAAGGGTATCCCGCCTGGAGAACGCCATGACCACCCTGCCGTATCAGAAGTGCGGGCGGTGCTCGGGCTGGACAAGGTAGATCTGGCAAGACTGGTCAGGGGGATGGGGTATCGCGTCGAGTGGCGGGAGCTGACCGCCTGTCACTATGGCGCCCCAACCAGCCGCAAGCGCTTCTTCCTTATCGCCAGTCGTGACGATGGCCAGGTGACATGGCCGGTGGCCACCCATGGCGAGCCGGGGAGCGAGGCGGTGCGCAAGGGGTTTCTCAAACCATGGCCCGTCTTCGCCGACTGCATTGACTGGTCTATTCCCTGCCCCAGCATCTTCTGGACGAAGGAAGAGGCAAGGGCTCATGGGTTCCCCAGGATCAAGCGGCCACTGGCCGACAAGACGCTCGCTCGCATTGCCAAGGGGCTGAAAAAGTTTGTCATCGACAACCCTAACCCATTCATTGCGCCGACTGGCGCAGCACCATTCATCACCGAAATGGCCAACGGCTCAAGCCAGCGCAATATGGCTGTCGATGAGCCGATGCGAACCCAGTGCGCACAGGTAAAGGGCGGTCACTTTGCCATGGTGGCACCGGTACTGGTGCGCCACTTTGGCAAATCAACCGCTGCAGACATCGACGCACCCGCGCCGACAATGATGGGCGGGGCAGACAAGAACGTGCTGGTCGCAGCCTTCCTCAGCAAGTATTACGGCGGGGTGGTTGGTGTGGGGGCTGATCAGCCTGCGCCAACCATCACCACGGTAGACCATAACGCCTTGGTCACCTCATACCTGGTGAAGATGCGTGGCCAGTGCCACAGCCAGGACTTGAGAGAGCCGATGCCGGTGGTGACAGCAGGCGGAAAACACCTGGCTGAGGTGCGGGCATTCCTGATCAAGTATTACGGCACCGCAGTTGGCGCTCCCCTCGATGAGCCGATGCATACCTGCACTACCAATGACCGGTTCGGGCTGGTCACCATTCATGGCACCGAATACCAGATCGTCGACATTGGCCTGCGGATGTTCAAGCGCCACGAGCTGTTCGCCGGTAATGGCTTCCCGGGTGACTACATCATCGACCACGACGTACACGGCAACCCCATCACCGAGGAGAGCGCAATCGCCCGATGTGGCAACGCGGTCCCCCCTCAATTTGCAGAAGCGCTGGTCAGGGCCAACCTGCCAGAACTCTGCACCGACAAGATCGAGCAAGCCGCATAACCAACCAGTGGGGCCACTGGCCCCGCTGATAAAGGAGCATGTATGAACAACACAACAGAAACAGCCAAGGCCATTGCCTGGCAACTTGAAGCGCGGGGCCTGCTGGCAGACTGGTTGCAGTTAGGGCCAGATGGCGAACGCATGGACATGGTGTTGATGATGAACCAAGCCCATCCAGAGCCTGAATGCCAGCGCCACTTTGCCATCTGCGTGTTTGACGGTGCCAACCTCACCGACGCGGCGCCGGAATGGCTGAATATCAGCGGGCTGGATGAACCGGAGTTGTCATGGTGCCGGTATGCCGACTTTGATGGGGCTCAATACGACTCGCTTGAAGAGCTGCTCGACAACGAAGATATCCGCGAAGGCGACGTGGTCTATTTCGGTGAGAAGCAGCCATATGACGGGCTGAAGACTATCGATGCTGACTGGGTTGCCAACGGCATACAGCGCCGAGCAGGTGATGATCTCGGGGTAATGTTTGTAGGGAAGGAAGGGTGGGGCTATTCAGAATCTGCACTCAATGAGCTGGATGCGTTCTTGACAGCATGGATGAAAAAGCACAACCCGTCCGGGTTCTACCTCATATCCGAGGATAAGGAATACATCGTCACAGCGGAGGATCTGGCATGACCAAAGACAACCAGGTGGAGTTCTCCCCCATCGTTATCGTAATCGACACAGAGACCCTTGGCCGAGGAGAGCGGGCGGTGATCGGCACCATTGGCGCGGTGGCCCGCAACGTGATGAGCAAGAAGGACCTCGGCCAGTTCTACACCCGCATCAACCTGGAGCTCGACCAGCCAGGCCGAGAGATTCACGACGATGTGACAGAGTGGTGGGATGGCATGGCGAGCAGCAACCCCGCAGCATGGCGTGAAATGTTCGACCCCGATCTGCCGCGGGGCGACCTGCCAACCGCGCTGGCCAGTCTGGCCGAGTTCATCGCCATGGTCAAAGCCCACTGCAAGCCTGGCAGCTATGTGCAGGTGATGGGCAATGGGCCGGAGTTCGATAACGCCATCATGGCCCATGCCTACGAGTCACACGGCATGCCCCTGCCGTGGCAGTTTCGCGCCAACCAGAGCCTGCGCACCTCTGTCTGGCTTGGCCGCCTGCTGCTCGGTATCGACCCGAAATATGCCGGGGTGTTTGCTGGCACCCAGCACCACGCTCTCCACGATGCCCGGCATGAAGCGGAAGTCCTGCAGGCCATCATCGATAACTTCCGCCGCTTTACGCCATAGTGAGAGTGGGGCCACTGGCCCCACTTTTTTAAAATTGAATTGACACTGTAAATCAGCTCGGGTTAGCCTGTTCCGGTAGCCGCAAAATAGGCTGCCGGGCGTCGAAACCCGACCTTCACAAAGCGCAATACCCGCGCAGCGGGTTTTTTATTGCGTGCGCTCCAGCACACCCGTTTTATGGTGGCTCGGGCGGGGCCGCTTCGGCGGGCCGGGTTCTTTGTGACCGGTTTTCGACCCCCGCTCGGGCTGCCACCCTCACGTCGAAATGAGATGGCAGCAGACTTCACAAAGGAGCACTGCCATGTCAGACAAAATCCTGGCTGCGATCAGCCTCAATGCCGACACCTGCGAAACCCTGCTGGCGCAACTGCGCAGCCAGCACAGCGTCATTTTTGGTACCCTCAACAGCCAAGGCGATCAAGCCGAACAGCGGGCCGAGGTAAGCAACCTGTTGCTGACTGCCGAACTGGTGACAGACCAGCTGCGTGAGCAGCTCGATGCCATCGGTGCCTTGCTGCGCCGGAGCCGTTAACATGCTGCGCGGGGTGCAGTGCCGCCTCTACCCAACTGCCGAGCAGCGGGAATTCTTTGCCCGCTCCTTTGGTTGCGTGCGGTTTGTCTACAACGAAGCGCTGGCCTACTGTCAGGCCGAGCGAGAAGCCCAACGCAAACACCCCAACGCAATTGACCTGCAAAAGCGGCTAGTATCCCTCAAAGGGCAGTACCCCTGGCTGGCGGATGTTGATAGCCAAGCGCTCAAAGAGTCATGTCGAGATCTCGATAAGGCGTTCGCCGCCTTCTTCCGACGGGTTAAAGCTGGACAAACCCCAGGCTACCCCCGTTTTAAATCAAGAAATGACCGCGCCAACTCTTATACTGCGACCCAACGCCTGCATGCTGACTTTTGCGATCGCAGAATCAAGCTGCCAAAGTGCGGCTGGGTAAAGTGCCGTGGGCTGCGCAAGTTCGATGGAAAAATTAAGAGCATCACTGTGCGCCAGAGCGCCAGCGGCCGCTACACTGCCAGCCTGTTGATCGAGGATGGTCATGCCGAGCCGCTGCCCACCGCCCTGCCTGCTGGCGTTGCGGTGACCGGCATCGATATGGGGTGTAAAACAGAAGGTGATCGCCAGCAACTGGCGACCCTTTCAACTGGGCAGGTGATAATGATGCCTGCCTATCTGAAAGGGGCGCTCAAGCGCCTTGCTCGCGCCCAGCGCAAACTTGCCCGCAAAACAAAGGGCAGCAATAACCGCCGCAAACAGCGGCAACTGGTGGCCCGTCTGCACGAGCGGGTGGCCAACCAGCGCCGCGATTTTCTGCACCAGACCACCCACCGCCTGACCCGCGAAAACCAAGCGTTGGCGGTGGAAGATCTGAATGTGAAAGGGATGATGGCTTCCCCTCGACCAAAGCAGGATGAACAGGGTGGCTACCTGCCAAATGGTCGCGCTGCTAAGCGCGGGCTGGCCCGTTCGCTGACCAATGTAGGGCTGGGGGAGTTTGCCCGCCAGTTACGCTACAAGGCGCTATGGCGTGGGGTGGCGCTGCTAGAATGCGGTAGGTTTGAACCTTCGAGCAAAACCTGCTCAGGATGCGGACATCGTCTGGCAGAACTGCCACTGGCGGTGCGGGCATGGGTATGCCCTGAGTGCGGGGCCGAGCACGACCGCGACGTCAACGCCGCGATCAATATCCGAAATTTCGCCATTATGGCGGTAGGGGCAGGCAGCCCCGAACTGAAGCTCCCGGAGCGCGGCACCGCCGCGTGATGAACGGAGAGACCCACTAACATTGGGTATGCCGAGGGAGCAGATGATCTACATCTGTCACCTGTGTCGTCGCACGCATGTACATTCGGTGTGACGCCTACTTAACGACCTTTGCATCGTCAATAACGCTGCCAACAATCTTCGGCAGGAATAAAAACCGGCCAAGCGGCCGGTGGTCTTAAAGCGGATTGATATCCCCTACAGATCATCTGACAGCGCATTCGCTTGATGCGCGTTAAGCTGCTTCTCATAGCGTGGGTCGGTATATATCAGGGTCGCCGACTGGTTCATCTGCTGATCGGTATCCAGCCGGATAAACACGGTGTCACTATCAAAGGCGATGAATGCCTGAGTGTTTGGCGTGGTGTCGAGGGCGCTGAAATACTGGGCCGGCGACATTGAGGATGGCTGGCCATACTTCTTGATCAGGCTGTCACGCAGCCCGATAGCCTTATCGACATCAGTCTCGATGCCCAAGCGCAAAAACTTGTCGCCAATGAAGAACGCCGAGGCAGCCACCTTGTCGCCACCGAACGGCAGATCTTCACAGGCCAGGGCCGTTACCCCCTTGATGCCATAATCCGCCGGTGAAAATGAGCAAAGGCCGCTGCTCATGACCTCTTTGGTAGATGCCCCGAACTTCACATTCTTGTAGCCATCGACAGCCAGCGCCTGGCACGACAACGCCGCGCCAATCAGCGCGATGGCAGTAGCAATTTTCTTCATAAAAACCCCGCAGTCATAGTTTTGGGAAGGCTATCAATAACGGCGCAATGGAGTCAAACCGGCTTCTTTTCATCCGTGATCGGGGTCGTCGCCTCGATGGTCATGCGATACCCGCCAGAACGGCTTCCGCGAGCCACCACGCGGTCGATAGACATTTCCCCTGCCATGCCATTGGGGAATGACTCATCGAGCGTGATGGGCGTCTCGGCGGCCAGATAGGGGTCACCCGGAACATCCAGGGTGATCCTCCGCTTCTCGCGCTTGGTCTTCCGGCTCTGGCCCTTGAGCGCCTGCCTGGCATGCTCGGCGTTGACATACATGTGAGGCAGCTTGCGATATGGCGCCTCCCCTGACTTCACCTCATGCACCTGGCCGGTGGCATCATCCTGCCACTGGGCGATCACCCCGCCGCTGTTCTTGCGCTGCGGCATGTCCAGTTCGCAGTTCACAAAGCGCTGGTTGCCGGGGCGGTTATCTGGTGGTACCCGCAGGATCACCGGCTCCATCTCCTTGCCGCTGATCGTTGTGGTGCGCCCGCGCAGGGCCAGCACGTACATACCGTCCATCGGCTTGGCCACCGCATCATGCTCCTTGGCAATCCGGGTCAAGAAGGCGGCGTCCGTCTCATCGGTCTGGTCGATATGGCCGAGGGGAATGCCATCCAGTTCAGGGTCAACTCGCGGGGTCATGTCATGGGACTGCACCACCTCCCGGAAAAGCTCGCCGAGGGTGGGGGCATCCCAGCTGCGGGTCCGCCGCTCCTTGAATCCTGTTTCATCCTTGCCGGTGAAGGGGGCGGCGGTGGCCACGATGGTGATACGGCGCGGGAACAGGCGCGGGGTGATGCGGGTGATCTTGAAATCCCCTATCCGAACCGGACCCAGCTCCTTGTACCCTTCAAACCATGTCAGTACCTGGTCAGTCTGCGGGATGCCATCTACCCCCTCGACGTTCACCACCAGGGTGAGCTGGTCACTCTGGTGGCCAGCTGCATCAACCCGGTCGAATGACTCGAGGCGGGCATTGATCATCTTGCTCCCCGGCCCCTCGCAGTAATGAACCGGCGTGGTGCCAAGTCTCAGCTCCATACGCCCTCCCGCTCTTTTGGCGCACTGGGTGGTAGTTCTGGCATGGTGATCATCACCCCGGCTGGCAGCACCAGGCCGTAGTTGTGCAGATGCGGGTTAAGCTGGTAAACCTCGTCTTCAATGGCATCATCATCACGCCCCAGCAGGCGCCATGTCAGCAGGCCGACGGTATCGCCATCGGTTGTCCGTACTCTCATCGGCGTTCACTCCCAAGCGCGGGGTTGGCGAACTCCACCAGGTTGATCGATATGTCCTGCACGACACAGGTGCCATCGTGGATCATGTTCTCCCCCTTCACCTCAAACGACTTGAGGACATACTGCCCATAAGTGGTTCCATCACCGCGCACCAGTGTGCGGGGCTTTAACTCGTCGCGGGCCTGCCTCAACTTCTCGACCTGCGCCTCACCATCGCTGGAGTACCAGCGGCCGGTAAAGCTGATCGTGTCCAGCTTGCGGCCGGTCTGCTGGAGCAGTGGCAGCTCGTTCAACAGCTCGATCTCCACCCAGCCGCCGTCAAAGCTGCGCGTCATGCCGTTCAGCGGGTTGCCACCTGACATCGAGAAGTTGTAGCCGCCCCAGCTGAACTGCTTATCCGGCTTGGCTTGGGCCTGATTCAAAAGAAAGCCAGCCCCAAGGCTGGCCAATAGTTGCGTAGGAAACGCCATCAATCACTCCCCAAACCAGCCAGGCTGGCATCTGTTCGCGTATCCAGCGACAGGCTGCTGGTCAGCAGTGACGGCAAGAAGCTCGACAGCTGTGCCTTGATCTTCTCCACCAGGGCGTTGTCCTGTTCAGGGTCGCCACTGGCCCGGACATCAAAACGCAGGTCGAACTTGTTGGAGATCTCGGTCTTCTTGGTCTCCTGCTTGATCACCTCCTTGACCGGATCCGCCCCATTGGCCAGCGCCGTCTTGTCGGTGGCAAACCACTTGCCTATCTGCTCGCCGATGATATTCCCCAGCTCACCACCACCCCATGCGCCGAGCGCACCGCCAACCGCCGCACCGACTGCTGTGCCGATCACCGGCACCACAGAGCCGACCGCGGCGCCGGCAGCTGCACCGGCCCAACCGCCAGCGGCCCCGCCGAGAATGTCACCGGTTGCACCACCGATGACCGCCGTGTTGCCAGTCATGGCAGCACCATACAGCTCGCTGCCTGCCGAGATCATGCCGAGTGGACGGATCACCTTGCCGGCCACATGGCCAGCGGTCTTGCCCGCACCGGCCAGCACCTCGGCCGCTCCGCCGCCGACGTCTGCCACCTCCTTGACCATTTCAGACGCTTCCGCGCCCTTTGGCATCATCATCAGCCCGGCACCAAGGCCAAGCAGCCCTGCGCCTTTACCAAAGCGCCCAAAGCGGCCACGAGAGCGGCCAGCCCCGGCGATTCGATCCTCAGCCTCACGCAGCTTGCCAAGGCGGGAACGTGACTTGCCACCTCGTCCGGCTCGGCCACGCGCTCCACTGGGGCCACCGGCCCCACCCATCATGTCGAGCTGGCGATTTACCCGCGCCAACCCAGCTGCAGCGCGATTCGCTGACGACGCGGTCTTGTCGGTCGCTCCGCCCAGTTTGGCCTTCATGATCCGGCCAGCCTGGAACATGTCGCTGAAGATGGACTTCACGCCTTTGAAGACGATGATCCCTGCCTTCAAACCAATGAGAGCAGCACCAGCCTTGACCAGCCAGCCAGCCGTTTCTCTGGCCGCCTCGGAGGTCTCCATCAGCTTGGCGCCAGAGGCGGCCATAGCAGACAGCGGCTCCACCACTTCATCCATCAGCGGTAAGAACAGATCGCCGAGGTTGATGATCAGCCGGTCAAAGTTGGCACCAGCACGCTCCAGCATCGCCTGGCGGGTCTTGGCCTTGTTCTGGTACTCGGCTTCCATCGACCCGGCATAGGCCGCCTCATCGCCCGCCAGATTCATCGCCTTGCGCAGCAGGTCAGTGTTTGCCGTCAGCTTGCTGACCGCCCCCACCACTTCTTCGCCGAACAGCTGGCTGATCACCGCTGCCTGCTTGTCCTTGTCCTGGGTGCCGATCTTGCCAAGCACCTTGAACAGCGTGCCCCCTGCATCGCGCTGCATGTCCTTCGCCAAGACCATGGGGTCGAAGCCGAGCATGGCCAGCGTCTCTTTCTGGGCTTTGGTGGCGGCAAAGGACTTGTTGAGCCGCCCGGTGATGTTCTTCATCGCCGTGGCGGTGGTTTCCTCCCCCTCACCACCGGCAATGAGCGAGGCGGCCAGCGCGGCTGCCTGACGGTCGGTAAAACCGGCCTTCATGGTGGTGGCGCCCTGCCGCAGCATGACGCGGGCCACCTCGGCAGGCTTGGCCGCCATCTCGTTGGAGATCGCGTTGGAATAGTCAGCCAGGCGCATCGCCTGATCCTGATCCATCCCCATAGCCGAACGCCACTTGGCCAGCGTGGTGCCCGCCTCTTCAGCGGTCATGTCCATGGCCACCGACATCTTCGACGCATCACCGGCAAAGCGCAGCAGCTCATTGGCATCCGTGGTGCCGTCGGCCCGCTTGCCGATACCGGCCTCACCAGCCGCTGCCACGATGTTGGTCATGCCGACTTGATCAACACCAAGCTGGCCAGCCATCTCCATCATGCGGGAGCGTGTAGCCGCCTTCTCCGCGTCATCCTTGAAGGTGACGACCTTGGTCACGCCCGCAAAGGCGCTCTCATAGTCCACCGCCTTCTTGGCCGCATAGATAGCGGGGGCAGACGCCGCCGCCAAGCCAAACAGCTCTCCGGGGATATCGGCCCGGGTCTGCCGGTTTGCTGCCATCTTGGCCTGGGCATCCGAGATGGTGGCAAGCCGCTTCTGCTGGCGCTCCATCGCCGCCGTGGCCAGATCGGTATCGCGCTTGAGTCGCAGCTGCTCGGCGCCGAGCGCCTTGGTATTGACCCCGGCCTTGTTCAGGTCATTGGTCAATGAGCCGAGGCGACGGCCCTGGCTGCCAAGAGTATCGGTCAGCCGCTTGGCTTCTCCGGTGGCGCTCTTCTGCGCCTTCTCAGCCTCTTTGATCTCCTTGCCTGCACCGGCATAGGCCGCTTTCAGCTCGGCTATCTTGCGGGTGGTGGCGGCAATGGCCTCCTGCTGGGCTGGCGTCGTCGGGCCGACAAAGCCCTTCATTTTCTCCAGCTGGCGCTCGGCAGCCTGCAGCTCCTTCTTGTACCCCTTCTGCTGCTCGGTCAGGTTCTTGATGGCGGTAGCCGCCTTGCCAGCTTCCTCCTTCGCGCCGGCAAGCGCCCCCTTGGTGCCATCCATCTCCTTGCGCAGCGCCCCGAGATCAGCCGACCGCTTGCTGGTATCGCCAAGCTGCTTGAGCTGCTTGTTTGTCTCGTCGATCTCTTTCCGAAAGCGGGCCGAGGCAGAACCCGCCGATTCAAACGTCGCGCTCAGGTTCTCTTTAGCCGAGAGCGTTACCGAATACTTCTTGTCAGTCATGCTTCTTCACTCCCAGCCTGGCCAGCGCCAACTCATAACGGCGCAGGGCGGCAGGCACCCGCCACCCCTTGATCTCCTCTTCCGAGGCCGAGTAAACCAGCGGAACTACATCGATCAGGCGTTCGACGTCTGCAGGGGAAAGTAGTCCGCCGTTTCGGCCAAAAAATCGGTGAGTCTCGTCTGCATGGCGAGCCAGTCCGGCATATGCAGCTTCATCACGGCATCCGGCGTCAGGTTGGTACATACGGCAATCAGTTCACGCTCCTGGTCAAACTCCCCGAGCTCTCGTACCGAGTCGGTCAGGCGCACAGTGGGCGGGTTCATGGTCACCACGGTGACTGGATCTTTACCGCGCATGTGGTCAACGATCGGCACCAGCAGGGGGAATTCGTCCGGGTTACGCACGACACCATGGACTTCTGGAAGCAGCTGGTAACTCGGTGTCATCACCAGCTCACGGATAATCTTGTCGATAGAGTTGAGATCGGGGTTGGTCAGATCACCGCGCTGTTCGGCAGTCAGGCCGGTATGAGCGGTAAAAACGGCAACGTTAAATCCATGTTTATCCCGCTTGGTTTCATCCGGGTTATCCATGTTGAACTTGGCGCGAAGCTCGCGAAGGTAGCCGATTGGGATGGTGGAAATGGTGACGGAAGTCAGCCCGTCGATAGGCCAGCGCAGGGCATGGGGGCGGGTGTATGCGTTGATCATGGTTTTTCTCACAATAAAAAAGCCCCGCATGGCGGGGCTATCGATTGGGCAGGCTGAGGTGGGGCCACTGGCCCCGCCTCGATGGAGGGTTAGAACATCCCGACGTTGAGACGGTGCTGGGCCAGCAGATCACCATCGCCCAAGTCACAGATGGATGCCTTGCGGCTGACATGCCACTCCTGGATCCCGTTCACCAGACGGCGAGATTCATCCAGGCTGAGGTTCAGAGTGTCCTCCGGCAACTCGCCCACCACGCCACCAGATCGTTCACGGGTAGCAATCCGACCAGTCCAGAACTCCTGGATGGCCGTCACGACACCATCCTCATCCTCCCACGATTCGCTGACGATGACGGTCACCGGGGAGCCGGCCTTGCGGCCAACCATCTTGAGTACCCATGGAGTCAGCCCCTTGGCCACGATCTTGGCCGTCATCTTCTCGACGCCTGTGCGGATGTCGCCATCGATAAAGCTGCCACCCAGCTCGCCGGTCTTTTCCTTCGGTGGGGTAGATTCCCACGATGTGATTTCACGCTGCACCGGAATGCCATCAATGACAATCCGTTGCATCATCCGTACATTTTGACCAGCCATCAGAGCACCTCATTCAAGAAAGATTCAACAATGCCCTCGTCTTCGCGCAGGTGATAAACCATGTGCTCGTTCGGGCTGTAACCGGCCCAGCCGATCACGATATGCCACTCGCCGTTACGGTAGTTTTCCGTGTTGTTGAGGGTAGGGTGAAGGTAGACGTTGGCGCCGATCATCTTGCCGGCTGCAGCCTCGCTATCGAGCCAGTTTTGCAAGCTGGCAACCTTGGACTGCATGAACTCCTTCGACAGCAGGCGGCCCATGCCAGGCTCGGTGGTTGCGATCAGCTTGCGGATAATCGCCAGCTCGAGACGTTCCAGGTTGATGAAGCGGCCGCTCAGCGTCCGGTTCCCCAGCAGCGAGAAACCACCCAGGCTGGTGCGGCCGAAATAGCAGATCCCGTACTTGTTCAGGCGGTCACCACCACTGGTCTTGTCCAGCAGGTTGTAGTCGATGGTGCGCTGAACCCCATCGATATAGACGTTCATGCGCCCTTGGCTGGGGTTCTCATGCACATCGACTCGCGCTACGCAGCTCAGGTAGTGCGCCACGCCGGACATATAGACGTAGCCCTTGGCCGCGTTGGACCACACCTTGACGAACGGGTCTACCAGCACGGCACCGGCATAGCCGGTATCTACCACGCCGAGGGATTGCGACAGGGCAATCGCGGCTTCATCAGTCGTGCTCGGCCCTTCCAGCGCTGGTGATGCATACAGTCGCTTGGCCATCTTGGCCAGGGCATCATGCACCGCCTTGTGGTTGAAGCCAGGGGCGGCGATGTCAGTCAGGGTTTCCGGGATATCGGCAGACAACGCCTCGATGCCGGTACGGCGGCCAGTCAGCGGATCGATTCCGCCGACGATCTTGGCAATGGTGCCAGCAGCCGCCAAATCTTTGCCGTGGATCACAATCTTGCTGCCTGCTACCAGGTCAGCCAGCTTGATGGTGCCGTCACCCTTGATGGTCAGCACATTGGTCTCGCCGGGGACATAGCTCACCAAGCCAGCGGTCTTGCCGCCGATCTCAGCGGTCCAGCTGGCGGCCTGCGCACCCACAACCGCCTCGAGCAGAGTGGGGTCGGTCAGGGTCACAGCCAGCGAGCCGTTCTCGTTGGCCTTGGCCGTTACGATCACCCCTTCGTAGTCCTTTGCTGCAGGAGGCGTCGAATTATCCTCCTCTTCGATCACCACGTAGATGGAGCACTCGGCCGCATCCAGCATTGCCTTACAGGCCCGCCACAGCGTACCGCGCTCATTGCCAGCCATATCGAGCTTGGCCAGCGCCGATTTGCTGTTTACCCAGTACGCCTTGCTGCGCGGGATGTCAGGATGGGCATCCGGCGCGGTGCCGACCAGGCCGAACACGGCACGACCCAGCGGCCCCATCGGGGTAGGGGCCGCTTCGCGCCGGATACTGGCGCCGTTATGGACGAATTGTTCGATTACAGGCATGGCTTATTTCCCCTTGCTGGTCTTGGCCGCCGGTTTAACGATGAGGTAACCGCTGAGGAGAAGCTGGGTAGCCTCCCCTTCGGTCATCTCGACTGTGCTGCCCGCCGCCAGCCAGTGGCTGGTATTGGGGTGCTCGAAACCGAGCTGCACTAGGTAATCGATTTTTTCCATGGGTTACTCCCGAAAATAGGTAATAAAAAACCCGCCGGGGCGGGATGGGGGCCAGCATATGGACGCCGGTAGTGGTGTTGATGAATTTATAACGAATCGATAAATTCAACGTCTGGCATGGATCTCTTCAACTCGCCGTATGCCTGATCCCACAAGGGAATGGTCACGTCAGCAATGAATGACACATTATTCTCCCACACATAATGAGCGCCGCCTTGAAATGCCTCCTGACTTATGTAGCCGCGAAATAGGGCGTTGCTCTCCACCCCATGATTGCTGGATTCTATGTTATTAACCCGGATATACAGTTCACGTTCTTCGCCAAACTTTGTCATTACCATTGCGTTAACAGCCATTATTACACCTCCAACATTGCGATTTTTTTGAGAACGGCGGTGCTGTTAACCAGCCCTGCAGTAGTGCATTGCCAGCCAAATTCCTGCCCTGGCCCAGAGTTCCAGGCTAGGATAATGTCACCTCGGTTGACGATCATCCCATCGATCCATGTCAGGCTTGAGGTGGATTGGATTATCTGCCCGCCGTTATACCGCATCGGCAGTTCAGGGCTGAATTGTGCCCCCTTGCGAATAGACAGAGCACGCACAGGCTGGATGTTATTAACTAAATCTGAGGACCCGACAGTTGTAAGCCAACCGTAAGTTCCGCCAGCAGATAAAAACGGGTTAGCCCATACCAGCGTCGATTTACCATCGACGCTGGATGCCTTGTTGAACAGATAGCAATTCTCGGAATACAGCGGAGTATTTATGCCGATGAAAGTGCGTTCGTTACTTGACGATAAAAAATCAATCTCGTTGTAGATCCTGACGTTCTTCAGCCCTGCACCATTCAGTGAGAGGATGTCACGGGTGCCACCAGTAGACAGGTCTGCGGTTCCTTTCAGATAAAAGTCGCAGTCATGGATCTTGGCCCCTTGCATCCAGGCGGCTTTTTTTAGACCAACATCACTGGTGGTTTCGGCGATAGCCAATACCGAGAACTTGCAGTTCTTGAAGAACGTGCGCAACACCTTGCCGGTCGGGGTCGTTATCGCATTGGTGCTCCCAAACAAAAAATAGCTATTACGCCGACTGAGGGAAAGAGTGCCGTCCGGCATATGAGCAGAGAATTCGCACTCATCCAGCACGATGTCTTCCCAATCTTGTCCGGCATTCGCCGAAGGCCCGATTGCTACGCAAGGGCCATAGAATTTGCACCGCTTGAACAGGGCGTTGCTGATCTTCCATGTCATACACGACGTATTGGGCAAACCTGCATGGAACTTACAATCGATAAACTTGGCATTTTTGATGTTATTGAACGAATCGGAAACAAGCCCATCCGGCGCGTCGTAGAAGTTGACTCGTTCAAGCTTAATCCCGTTAATTGGGTTGATTTCGGTTTCTATATCCATTGCCGACTTCGGCATTGATGACAGACCGCTGCCGTTCTGCCCTTGGTATCCACAAGCAGAGTCAATCATATGGATATTGTCACCACCGGCAATAGTGACGGTATTGCGGCCAGTTTTAATTGAAATCAAACCGCTGATTTTGCTGTAACAGTCACTCCCTTGTTTACCAGCAAAATAGGCCCCATCGGTATTAAAATCATGACAATAGGTATTGCCGAGCGCTATCAGGCGGCGATGGCCTCGAATGTATATCCCGGTGTCCCACGTTTGATAGCCGGTATCCCCCCACATACCGCCGACCACGGTTGTAATTGAATTGCCATCAAACTCGGCGTTGCCCGAGATAAAGACATCCTTACAGCCTTCCAGGCGAATCATGCGGCCCCGTTCGGCGCGATAATCATAAGAATAGAATCCACCTTCCGGGGGGTTATAGGGCAAACCGGTTACAGGATCAAACGACCCGTTCCGCATTCCATCAGCAAATATGAATTTGCAACCGTCGAAATCGAGATGAACTTTGGGCAGGTTTAGGATGGTTAGGCATTCCTCGGCCTTATACGAATATCCCTTTCCTGTTGCCCCGGCGAACGTCTGAGCGCCGACAGTGTATACCCCTCTGGGGAAGGTGATTTTACCGCCCCCGGCAGCCGTCACCGCTGCCGCCAGGGCTTGCAATGCCTGACAGTTCTGCAAGCCGGTATTCGTCTCTTTCAGTCCGTAGACAGCCGCATTGAAATTCTCAATCGGAGGAGTGCGCAATCGCCATGTAGTGTGAGACTCTCCACCTGAGCTGGCCGGGGTGCTGTTTTTTGGCACTTTATACGGCAGGGCTCCGCCCCAGGAATAAAGATCCCCAGTTGATTCTTTCAGTAATACCTGATTGGAGCTGGTTATGGTTGCGCCGTTTTCAAACGATCCTGCAACCAACGAATGTCCCATGGCGATAGCCGCATCGGCAGAATGCAGTCTCAACAGCGCGAGCGAACGGTTAGCTACCGCGTCGTCCACATAATTGCGAGTCGCCAGCACCACGGATGGGTCAATCTTTAGCTCCACAGCGCTGGTGTCGCTGACAATCAGCACCATGCGGATGGTCAGGGTGCGGCCGGAGCCGGACGACAGATTGGGCTTGTAGGTGTCCGGCGCGTTGGCGATGGCGATCAGGTTATCGCTGTCGTCATAAAGCCCTATTTCACGGATCCACCATCCACCGACATCCTCTGGGATTATCTGTTCGGCGACCAGTTGCGCCGGGTTAATTGGATCCTGAAATAGGGTGTTGAGCGGAGCGCGGCGCACCTCGTGCACCAGCGCAGTCTGGTCCGGTTTTGGCGTCACCGGCTGGCCATTGCCATCACCCACGGCCATCTGGGTGATCTTGATCGGCACACCTAGCGCGATGGCATTGGCGATTCTTTCCTGCCCTACATCGGTTGGGATAGCGAAATAGATGGCGCTCAAAAGAAGCCTCCTGGTTGTGGTTGAATGGTCAATGTGTCGATGGTGTGGAGGATGCCGCCGTGCCATTGCTGGCCGCGGAGCTCAATGACATCCTGGCTGTAGGCATAGATGGTCAACTCGTCGCCCTGGTAACAGGCCGCCCCAAGATAGATCGGGCTAATAGCAGTTCGAGACATAACAATGTCGACGCTGTCTCGCGCCGCTTTATACGACATGACCCTCAACTCGATGCGATTTAGTTCAGCTTCATCAATGGGCTGATCAACCGCATCCACTACGAGCTTGAAAACGTAAGGTCTGACACGTTCTGATGTGGCCCTGTATCCCAACGCCCCGAGCGATTTATCCAGGCCTACGCCTGTGCAGGAATGGCTGTTCAGATAGAGTGAATCGGTGATCGTAGAACGTTTACTTTTTTCGCTATCACTGGATGACCAGTCAATCACTCCTCTTTCAATGGCTAGGGATGGCAAAAATTGAAGCGGAGTGTCCATCCCGTCAAATAGATGAGGAAGGGGGGCCTTGGCATCGACATCTGCAACCATCTTGTCCAGCGCCTGCTCAATCGCCACCTGCAGAGCACTGCGGTTGTCTGGCTGGACGCTGTCAGTCATACACCACCTCTACCTCAACCCCGGTGCAATAGGGCGCCTCGCTGACCGCACAGATGATCGGTGCCGGAGGTTCAAGCAACTCGGCTCGAACTACCGTTTGCAGGCCATGCGCAATCGCGTAGAGCCGGCCAGGGTCGATAATGCCTTCAAGCTGCCTCGCACCTTCGGCATAAGCCTCCAGCTGGGCCTTCACCGGGGCTGGGTCGATGATCCCGCCCGGTGAGTTGCTGCCGTGCAGCTTCATCCTGATCTGGTAAGGCCGAATGGTTGGCGCCTTCACCGTCAGAACGTCAGATATCAGCGCGACCGATGGCCGGTTCATGTAGGCATTGGCATACGCCAACAGGTCAGCCGACGGCGTACCGTCCCCTGCCCTGGCCAGCAGCCAGCAATCAACCAGCCCGGACTCTGCCTTTGCCATCTTGGCGCGGCCATCCTTTACCTCCGCTGCCCGTGAGTTCTCCGGGAAGTCGTAGGTCATCACAACCCGGTTAGGCTGAGGAGAGGTCACCGTTATGTGCGGCTTGTCCCCTAGGGTCATCAGGTGGAATCGGTAGGCAAGCTCTGAACCGGTAGTAGCGAAACCAAACGGTGCAAGCAGGCAGCGCGTCAGCAGGTCAATGTCTGACTCCATCTCGTCCGGGATCGGTGGGTAGGCGGCCGGATTGCCGGCCTTGATCACCTGGCGAGTAATCCCGTAGTCAGCAGCCCGTGCATCGAGGTTGCTGCCCTTTGCCCAGAGCAGCAGGATCTGCCTGATCTTGTCATTCAGGCGTCGTTCTCGGTTCACCACCACCATGGCGCATGCCTGCGCGATGATACTGGCCAGCTCGGCATCGTTCTCCAGCGTCTCTGCAACCGCTTCGGTATCGGATGGACGCAAGGCCATGACGCGCTCCAGAATGAGCGCCTTGATAGCGGCCAGCACAGCATCAAAACCATCTACCTTGAGCACATCAGGCTCGGGTATCCGGTCAATCTGGGGATTGAATACGCTACTGGTCATAGATGGGGACCCTTACTGTGATGTCTGAGCCACGCCAGCGGCCGTCAATGTGCGCATGCAGGCCGTCAGTGACGACCTCAAACTGAATGCGGGTGGGCTTGAAATCGAGCACACCATTGGCTGGGTTCAACATGGCGTCGAACATCTCCGCCTTGACCTGCAGCACTAGTGCCTGGTTGGTCAGGCGGGCCAGCGCATCCGGTACATTGCTGCCAAACAACCGGCGCCGGGATCGGGATGAAAGCTGGGTGGTGAATACCTGGAGCAGCCGGCTGGCCAGTTGCTCCGTTCCGCTGATAAAGCGGCCCGTTCGTCTGTCCATGCCGAGCATGTGGCCTCGCTTACTGTTTCTGGTTTGGTTGTCCTACAGTCGGATCACCGTGGGGGTGGTCGTGACCGTTATAAATTTCCCGGTCGGCGCTCATGGTGCGGGTGGCGTCGCTCATATCGCCCGTTGAGTGAACCTCGGAGGTGACGAAATTGACCCCGCCAGGAGCCGTGACGGTCAGCGTCCCGGTCTCCTTGTCCCACTCTTCCATACCAAGGGCGCCGATCTTTCGGACAACCTTGTTCGGGTCACTGGATGGGAGAGGGAATTGGTCAGAGGGGATGCCGACCAGCGCGATTGAGCTGGTGTTGCGGTCACCAGAGCCATAGTTGAGCACCAGCGCCAGCTCGCCCTGGCTCGGGTAGCGCCACTCGATCACATCGCCTGCCGCGCAGGCAAACCACTTGATCGGCGGCGTTCTGGCCTTGCCGATGGCGATCACCACCCGCTGGCCGACCACTTTGGCCACCGTTCCCATCTGAATGGCATTTCGACCACGGCGGGCGCCTGACTCGATCTGCTCTTCCAGCTCTGCCAGCCTGTCCATCAAAGGGGCCAGCTTCTGCTCGATGAACTGTTCAAACATTCAGGTGCTCCTTGTCAGGCTATCGAGTGACTGATCCCCCCGCGCACTTCTGTCGGGCCATTCAATGACAGGCCGAGGTAAAGTGGCTGCAGCCACTGAACCCCCCGAGATTCCACGCCGTCGATACCTAGCAGATAGCTGGTGTCGCCGTTGACCTGTATCTGTGGCATGCCGACCCGATCCGAACTGACCAGCAGCACATCAGGCTGCCCTGCTTCTGCCGCCGGCGCCTTGAACAGGGCTCGGCGCTCCAGCAGGCGCTCCACCTCGGCAGCCAGGTCCAGCGCCTGCAACAGCGCGTTGGGCTGGCCCTTGGGGATGATGCAGTGCGCAGTGAGCATGAATTGGTGGTTATAACGACCATCGTTCTGACGCTGGCCAGGGTGGCCGTCTTCCCACTGGATCAGAATGGTTGGGCCGGTGATCTCGACCTTGCCCCACTCGTCGTATGACTCGATGGCAAGCCCTTCGACCAGATTGACGCGCAACCGCTCTACCAGCGCAGTGTGATACTGGCTGGGGGTGGTGATGTCGTATTTCATGGGAAACCCTATCTGGCGCCGCGAGGGGCCTTGCTTGAACTCATGATGCTGTTGCCTGCACTGCGGGCGCTGCCGTTGCCTTTCCTGTCAAAGAAGCCATCCCAGTAAATGCTGTTGGCTCGGCCGCGCAGGTCTGTTTCAAAGTGGCGCAGGAAAATGTCCGGCATACGCTCCAGCACCTCATCCTCAATCTTGATGATGATGTCGTCAGGGATGGGGATGGTCAGTTTGGTGACCGGGTATCGTTGGTCTGTCTCGCGTTGCATATAGACCTTGCGGCCTCTACGAACGCTGACGAACGCCTTGTCGTAATAGCTGCCCCTGAACATCAGGCCGCCCCGGGTCTTCTTCGGGGTGCCCTTGAATGCGTTTGGGCTCAGGTCGTTCATGCCGAACCAGAACTTCATTTCCGCCATATCTGACGCTGCAGGGCGGATATAGGTTCTGACACGGGCCTTGACCGACTTCTGGTTGCGCAGTGCCAGCTCTTGCTGCAGCACCTTGCGCGATTGCGACATGACGCTCTGTTCGGTTCGCCTCATGGCTCGATTGAATGCCAACGGAATGGCCTTGGGGTCAAGGTTAGCGAACTGGTCGATGACGGCTGCGAGGTCTGCATCGTCGATAAACAGGTACATCACAGCCGCCACCTCATATGTTGGTCTTGCTAAAACGGGTTCCGGTGCCTGCCGGAAGGTTGGCGTCACCGGCCAAGCCTAGCATCAGCACTGTCGTGGTGGCATCGGTGTAGTCGAGATCCACAACCCAACGGGTGCCGAGCGGGGTCTCCACTTCTGCCCCCATCACATCCTCCCGGCGCAGCCTGTTTTGCAGCACCGTCAGCACCCCTTGCTCGCTGGCCACACGCACTCCGCGAGGGTTGCTACTGCCAGTGGGCACCTTCGCCTCCTGCAGGCTGGTGTCCCAGATGGCCGCTATCTCCAGCCTGTCACCGCTCTTTAGCTGCAGGCTGTACTGATTGGCCATCACTGCGTTAATGGCCATATCAGCATCGAGCAGCAGGTCTGAGAACGGGTAGCTACTCATCGGCATAACGGGCCAGCTGTTCTACCTCAACAACCTGGCGGGCCTGCTCTGCGTCGATGAAGCAGGGCTGGTCTTTCACGACCAGCAGCGGCTCGTTGCCGAGGCGCAGATGCAGAGTGACCTTGGGGATGATCTGAACCAGGTTCCCCGCGGATTCGGAACGAGTGGCCGCCGGGGTCAATGACAGAGGCTGGGTATGGCCATCATTACCGCTGCCATTCACCAGGCCGGTGTCTTCGTCCAGCTCGACTTCCAGCTCTTCGATACGGGCTTTCAGCTCGGCTACCGTGCCGGTGGTGTCGGCATCACGGCCCAGCTTGGCGCTCAACTCGGCAACGCGAGCGATCAGTTGTTCTTTTTCAGTCATGGGGTTTGCTCCAGAAAAATCGGAAAACAAAAGTGGGGCCACTGGCCCCACCCTTGGTTAGTTGATTTCGACGAACACGAAGGCGTTAGTATCAGGCTGCACGGCAGCCGGGGAGCATTCGGTCATGGTGTAGATGTCGGCAGGGTCGCCGCCCTCTTCCCACTGACTGACGAAGCGCTCACCCTCTTCCATGCCTTCCTTGACCGCCTTGATGTTCTGGATCACGCCGTACATCATGACGCCCTGAATGCCGAGCGCAGCCATCAGCAGACCATTGTCAGGCATGTAGAGTCGCTGGGTCTTCTTATCGACCGGGTCAACGAACTTGTTCTTGGTGACAATGATCATCACATCACCGAAATAGCCCTTGATGGACACCCAGTGACCCAGATCTTTCAGACCCAGCTCTGCCAGCGAAGTCGAACCACGTTTGGTGTCGAACTTTTCACGGAACAGCTTGAAGCGGTTGAGCTCTCGCCACGCCTTGCTCCCCATCACCAGCACATCGACCGTGCCGCTCGACTGATCGGCATAAGCGTCGATGTCATGGGTCGGGTCGTAGGTGTCGGCATCCTGCGCAGACCAGCGCCCAGCACCCGCCTGTACGATGTGGTTCTCGGGATTGCGGCCCGTGTCCACTTCAATCGGATCGGGCAGGTTCTCGCCGCTCATGGTGTACTTGCCGTAGAGCGCCATCTGCACGCACTGGTACTCTTCCAGCTGCTGGATGGCACGCTCTTCATCTTCCAGGTTCTGCATGGTGTACTGCTCAAAGCGATCCTGCGGGGCGAGTTCACCAAGCGGCTGCTCACCGGCACGACGGGCCAGCGTGGCCTGCAGATCGACGGTATGCTTCGACTTCACATAACCCGGCTCAAAGGAGCTGGTCAGGTGGCCACGGGTCTTGTCCACCTTACCTGATACTCGCGGGGCGCAGTAAACAGCCATAGCGGCCTGGCCCGGGATCTCGTCCAGGTACACCTTCTTGGTCTTGAAGGTCATCACCAGTGGATAAAACAACTTTTTAAACAGCTGACTGAACTTGAGAGTCTCGGTGCGAGCCGCCATCAGTTCGCCAGGGGTAAACAGGTCAAATTCGGCCATTACTTCACTTCCTCGATAGAGATGGGGGAGCCGAGGAAGCCGGCACGTTTGGCTTCCATGGTGAGTACGGTTTCGGGCCAGGCCACTGCAGCGGCATTAATGCAGCCGGACTTGTGCACCGGTGCGGTTTTGGCAGTAGTGGCATCAACCGCTCCTACGGTCATCGTGACCGCCGTGCCAGCGGTACCGTCCCACTTCACCAGCTTGCCAGCGCTGGCGTCGGCACCCAGCATCAGCGGGGTGCGGGCGGCAAGCTGCCCTTGGCCAGCGGCAATGTGGCCAGTCATGGTCGGCAACGGCTCGCTGCCAGCCGAGATGTTCAGAACGCTGAACTCTGTTTTCATCGTCAGTCCTTACGCCCAAAGCGGGTCAGGCGAGCAACGCGGTCGCTCTTGTTGGTGTCGGCATTGCCTTGAACAGCTGCGGGGGAATCCTCCATCAGCCTGTCCAACGCGGTTTCACTGGCCGCCTGAGCGGTCTGAGGGATCGCGGCCAGCACGGCCTTGGCCCCTTCAACCGTCATAGCCGGGTTCTTCGCCAGCTCCTTGGCGGCGGCTTCGCGCCCCTGGGCTTCATCCAGGCTGAGGATGCCCATAATCCGGTCTCGTTCAGCCGCAGCCATCTTCTCGCCATCAACCACCGGGGCTGATGCAACCGGGGCGACAACCGGTGCAGCCGCGTCCTGCTGGTTCAGTTCAGCGAGTGCGCCCTGGGTGGCGGCACTGTCTGTGTTGGCGTTCTTGTCTGTCACGCTCATGCTTTTTCCTGTTGCAAAGTTGGGTTTGTGAGAAATGCGCTCGGCCATCACTGCCACCGCATCGGCCGCATTGACCAGCTCATCGGCCAGCCCCTGCTCGATCGCTGCCTGCCCCTCGAATGTCCCGGCCTCTTGAGCGAGGATGCGGTCCACTGCCAAGCCAGTGTGCTTGGATACTGTATTGGCGAAGCGCAAGCGCGTAGCCTCAACGTCATCCTGCAGCTTGGCTCTCACACGTTCAGGCAGTGCTTCGTAGGGGTTGCCATCGACCTTGTTGGCACCGGCATGGATCAGCGTCACTTTTCGGCCGGTTTGCTTCAGCATGTCGCTGACGTCCATATGGGCGATCACCACGCCGATGGAGCCTGCGATACCGGTCTGGGTGATCAGCCGACGGCCCGCACCTGACACGACCAGCTGACCGGCGCTGCAGTGCATGTCGTAGCAGAGGGACCAGACCGGCTTAATCTTGTTGGCTCTGGCGATAAGGTCAGTGCAGTCAAACGCACCGGCCACTTCACCGCCCGGGGTGTCAACGTCCAGCATGATCCCGCGCACCTCGGGGTCTTTCAGTGCCTGACTCAGGCGCCCCTGAATGCCGTCGTATCCTGTCGCGCCACAGTTGGGCTGCAAGCCACCCCATTTGTGCGCCAGGGTGCCGGAGATCGGCAGCACTGCGATTCCATCAACCAGGGCATAGCTGCGGCTTCTCTCGCCACGTTCAGAGAAACTCGCCGCGTTCTGCTCGACCTGTCCACTCAGGTCGATCACTTTGCCCGAGGAGGCATCAAGCAAGCTGCCGACCCCCATCTGCTCGGATACCGCCGTGATGATGATCTGGGCCTCGGTGGGCCGGATCATCAACGGGGTATTAAAAAGCCGGGACATTAGCCCCGGCAGGTTATGTTTCATTGCCATTCCCCTGTTGCTGCTCGTCGGGTGCCATCTGCTGGGCTCTGACCCACGATGGAGGGGGGAGTCCCTTCTCTTTTCGTTCCAGTGCCTCCCGGTACTGCTGGGCGAACACCTCTTCGTAGTCCTCACCCAGCTTGGCCAGCTCACGCTCATACGTGGACAAGCCTGACTCGATGAGCAGGACAGCCTCTTTGGCCTCTTTCAGGCCGTCGATGGCCATGCGGCCCATGCCGATCCATTCCGAGTAGCACCAGGCGTGACGGGCCTCGTAGAAGCTCAGCCTGGCCGAGCGGGGCAAGGTGATCACCTTGCGCACGATCGCCTCTTCCAGCCAGCAACCGAACATCAGGCTGGCCGCCTTACCGGCGATGAACTTGCGACGGCCCATCACATAGCGCCAGTTGTCGTTCGAGCTGGCCCGCAGGGCGCTGTATGCCCCCTTGCTGTAGTCCCGGCTGAGGGCCGAATACTCGGTATTGGTGCCCGCCGCGACATAACGCAGAATTGACTCTTCCAACTGGCTCATGCCGTTGTCAGCATTGCCTGGCCGCTGCAGGTTCAGCTTGTCGCCGGGGAAGAGATGCGGGATCTTTACCCCGTTCATCTTTACCTGCGAGCCGGAGTAGTAGCCTGCATACTCCCCGATCCACTGTTTAAGGCCGTCAAGCGTTTGTGAGTCACCACCACCGGCAATAAACTCCATCGCCTTGTCAGTGCCCAGCTCGCTCTCGATGGTCGCCGCGTACATGGCGCCCACCACTGCGTTCTGCAGCCAGGTGTGTTGCAGGGAGTCGAGCATCTTCATCCGCTCGAGCGTCGTCATAAACAAGTTCGCGCCGCGCGTCTGACGAGCATCCTTCTTCTCGAAGATATGGATGAAGGCCGGCCGGCCGTTGGCCAGCTCTCGCGGGATGAATCGCCACTCGGACTTGCCGCTTGGATAGGTTGCTTCCTCGACCCAGACGCCGACTGCGCGGCCGTTGCGGTCTACCGCCACCCCGCCACGGAGGTTGTCGGTATCGCGCCCCTTCTTAGGGTTGCTGACACTGCGCGGTGAGACCATGGCGAACTGGGTTCGGAACAGGTGATGTCCGATACTTTCCCGCCATGCTGGCTGCACCATCCCCTCGCCCTGACCGGCGTGAACGGCGACAACCTCCCGGATCATTTCGGTAAAGGTGCGATGACCCTCAACGTCAATGCAGCCGTGCGGGTCTTCCGCATATTCAAACCAGGCATCCTGCACATCGCGGGCAAATGGACGGCAATCCGCCTCGGAGATCCCGAGGCGGCGCCACATCGGCTTGTAACTCAGCCGGAACAGGTGTCCGACTATCTGGTCCTGGTGGATCTGGATGGCGTTGCTCGCCGTCGCATGGTTGCGAACCAAGTCGTCGGCGCGGGCGTTAGCCTTGCTGAGCACCGGCAACAGGGCCGCATCCTGGCCCCTGCTGCGAGGGTTCCAGTCCGCCATCTGGCCACCGAACCCACGCCCCCCCGCCGTGTAGACCGACTGCTGACGCAGCGGGGTAACTCCATCGGCCGAGAGGATTTTGTTCATACGCCTAATCTCCCGGGGCCGCGACGATTGCTCTGGCCACACATCACTTCAAGCTGTTGGATGTACTTGTCAAGCTCAGCAATAGTTCGCTGAGAGAAGGTGACCTGACGCTGGCCATGGCCGACTTGCACGGCACTCTTGCCCATCAGCAGCTGGTGCTTGGCTTCTCTTGCCTGCTCAAGGCGCTGTTCATTGGTCATCGGGATCCCCAAAAACGAAGTGGGGCCACTGGCCCCACTATCCATTCAGTTGCTGCGCCAGCTCAGCCATTGTTCGTGTCTGAGCTGGCGAAGCTGTTTTTTCTTGCTCGTCAGGCTTTGGCACCAGAGTGGCCAGCTTTAACCCCCAACGAATCTGACTGATACGCAGGGCCGCCAGTGCATAGGCAAAACAGTCGGTGCCCTCGTTTCGCCCCTTGGCTCGCCAGCGCACCACAGTGCGGCCGGCGATAATCTCCAGTACCTTCACTTCCGCCGTCAGTTGCTGGCACTCTGCCTCATCGCACATCTCGCCGCTGGGCATCGGGCCGAGGGGGAGGTGGACGCTGCCGGGCTTGCCGAGTTCAACGTGGTAGCGGCTGTAAAGCAGCTCTTTGGCCGTGTCTGACCCCACTTCGGTGTGGTAGACACCCGCCCGGTTCTTCTGGGATGGGAAGTTGGCGATCGGCTTGCCGTAGACGTTGGCACCCTTGATGGGGATCAGCTTGAAGATCCCGAACCGCTTCGACATGTTGTTGACGTAGGTCTGGTCGATACCACCGGTATCCCAACAGCCACGCTGCCAGGTCATCTGTGTGCCGTCCGCTTTGCGGTAGGTCACTTTGAGCGCCTTTTCAGTGCGCTGCAGCGTATCCGGGTCATCGTACTTGCCCATCACCACGATCTTGTCGATCAGGTAGGCCTGTTCATCAGCTGTCCAGCCCCACATGCGGATCTCGTAGCGGTCACGCTGGCTATCGACACCGACCGTGATGTAGACCACATCGTCAGGCACCTCGGCGGCGTACTGCTCGCGACGATCCAACAAGATCGAGTGTTCGGTCGGCTCGCCGATCTCCTCCTCGTAGAGCTCCCCCAGGGTGGTGTTGATGAAGGTCTTCTCGTCGAGGGGCTTGCCTTCCGCCTTGAGCCAGTCCATCACCAGCTCACCCCAACCATCGAGGTTCAGCGAGTAGGCGGCCCAGACATGCATCCCGACTGACTCAGGGCAGGGGATTCGCTCCCCATCTGCCGTATACCAGTCGTCATCCTCTCCGGTGCGCGTCCATGTGCCATCTTCACCGATCCAGCGGCCTGCCTTCTCCATTTCATAGAGGTCGGCGTAATGGAAGTGGTCATGACAGCTCTCGCACACATAGTGAGCCGAGTTGGCCTTGCCGGCACGGGTGGTCTTGGTGTCGTCCCATGTCAGGCCGAACTGCGCGTCCCGGCCGCCCCAGACCAGTACCTGCTCATGTTCACAGTGAGGGCATGGGAGGTAAAACCGGATGACGATCTCGGCGGAGGAAAGGAAGTCCTCGATATGGGACAGCCTTTTTACCGTCGGGGTAGTGCCAACAACGAATTTGGGATAGGCCGCTCCCTTCAGCCGTTTTTTAGTCAGGCCGAGAGGGTTGCCCTCTCCTTTCTTACCTTTTCCGACTTCTCGCGGGAGCGCGTCGGCTTCATCGATAAAGGCACATTGTTTTGTCAGTCGGCGATACCGACCAGCAGCATCACCACCTCGAAAGTCGATGATGACACCCTTCATCACCTTCTTTTTGAGGTTGTTCTTTTCGTTCTTCTTTTCCCATTCAGGGAAGATCGCCTTGATGACTTTCATCTCGGCTATGACGGGGTCTACCTCATCAACGACAAAGCCGTCAGCCTCATCGTCTATTGGCTGGAAGACCACGCTGGAGCGTTTCTTATGCTCGGCCATGTAGAGCACCGAGGCGACCAGCACCTTGGTGTAGCCAAGGCGAGCTGACTTCTGAATGCCGAACTCGCGACAACGGTCGTTCGTCATCAAGTTCAGCATCACGACCTGGACAGGCTGGGTAGTCCACTGGCCTGCAATCTGACTAGATCCTTCCGGCAGCTTGAAGTGCTTATCCGCCCACTGCACCCCGGTCAGCAGCTTCCTCATCCTCAAGGTCTGGGTCGCTCGCGAAACCGCTCTCGATATCGCTGTCGCAGTAATCTTCGGGATCGATTCCAACATCGGCTAACTCATTCATCATCTCGGCGATCTCATTGCGGAACAGCTTGATGACGTGATGCGGTACGTCAGGCCATACCATTTTTATCCGAGGAAGCCAGGAGTCGACTCGGGTTCTCGCGCCAGAGCACCATGTTTCAAGGACATCGGAGAGGACGGTTATCGGGGCATACTGCTTGGCCAGCACCTTCCGCTTCAGCTTTAGGTTTTCGATCTGCTCACGACGATATTCATTCGCCAGCTCGGCCTTCTGCCTTTCCAAACCTTTTGCTGATTCATCAGCCTCCATTTCCGGTTCGCCGCCACCAGGCTTGGCTGTTCTCAGGTACCGGATGTACCAGAGACGGCAGGCATCGAGGTCATACTGCCCGCGTCCTTGTGGCACGGGGAATCCAGGCATTTTTTGCAGGTTGTTTATCTGCCGCTCCGACAGGTCCAGATGCCTGGCGATTTCACCTTGTGTTGCCATGAAAAACCCCAACCGGAACCGGAAATGCCAAAAACGAAAATTTTATAAAACGAGTGATTTCATGCGGGTCTAACGCCCCGCAAGGGAAAAAGGTGCAAAAAAGGACCCATTCCGCTCAGGAAGAGGAATGGGTCAATCGGATGCTCTCAGCCTTGCCCACTGATCGCCCCAGCACACGCAGCCTAAGCCGCTGGTACAGAGGACAAGGGTGAAAGTCATTGCGGGTGGGGCCATTGGCCCCACCTCTCTTTGAGCTGGTTACGTCATCCAGCGATGTCTGGTCATCCGTCCGTGCGTCGCGCTCCCGCCGCCTATAACTGGTGTCCACTCCAGAGTGGAGGACTGCCTTACCAGTGCAGGTTTGATTCATTGACCCTAGCCAGATGCAAAGCTGGCTCCCTGTGACGGGACTCGGGGCGCCATCATGACAGCGCATTGAGTGGCCGCTCTTAACGGCTAAATGGTCATCGCTGCTGTTCTCCTAGTTTTTCAATATGCCAGTGGGGCCACTGGCCCCACCCGCTTTTGATGAGCAAAGCTCAGGGTGTAAGCTCAAGCACTATCCGTTGAGGGCGATGGCTACAAGGGGCGTGCAGCGCTCGGCGAGCTGCCAAGGCTACTTCCTCGATGGCTGATTCCCCATCAAGATGGATGACTTGGCTCATGCCGATGTAAGTGGGGGTAGGCAGTTTCGCCTCGATGCGGGCCAGCTGCTCACTGATTGTGGTCAGGCTGATAAGGGGGCGACCCCGCACCTGGGTGGCCTCAATGTCAGCTAAGAGCTGACGGGCATCTGCAAGCAGCGGGCTAGTGTGGCCAGTGGCCCCACCCTCCCGGTGGGCCTGCATAATGAGTTCGAACCCCTGCTTCATCAGACTGATCCCATCCCGGTTCACGATGTCGTCTTTTGGTGCTTGGGCTGCTGTATTCAGCAGGGACTCGAATATCCTGGTTAAAACTTTCTGGGTCATGTTCACGGCGAGACAGGCCTCCGCTGCTGGTTGATGTAGTCCTGACAGGCGGTCAGCTGCCGGACGACGTCGTTGGCTTCGTGTCCGAGTCGAACAAGAAACTCTGCATCCGCTGGCTGAAGTCCGCCTTGCGCGGCTTCATCACCGCCGCCGGGGGCGGGGCCGGGCGCGGGCAGAGGGTCGGGTCGTTTGGCTTGGGCAGGGCAGCGGAACTTGTCGCGCACCCGCTTACTGCCGTCATGGATAGCAGCAACATCAGCATCAAGGCTCTTTTTGCCATCTTCAATTCCCTTTTGATAAGCACTATCGGCCGCCGCGGCCAGCTCAGCGGAACGCCTCTCCCACGCCAAGGTTTGCTCGGCGTGGGAGAGATTTGCCCGGTCTTGGTCCGCCTTCTGGTCGGCCCAATCCTTCTCTGCGAGTGAATACTTGGTCGTCCAGATCATGTCAGTGGCCGACCACCCAATCGCAGCGCCAGCCAGCAGGCCGACGGCAAGGACTAGCAGCGTCGCATGGCCGGTGATGAACTCACCGATAGTCGCGAGCGCCTTCATGCCTCGCTCCTCGACATGGCCACCGAATCACCCACCGGCAGGTCACCGGCAGGCAACGGCTCGCCTTGTGGCCAGCGATAACCGGTCACCCGGCTGAGGGGGAATGCCTTGACGTTCACCGCATCGCCCTGGTTGCCACCGAGCACCAGCAGGTTGCCAGCCTTGTCCTTGCCGACCACAAAGCCGACATGGCCGCCGCCGTCGCGGGAGAACACCACCACGCAGCCATAGACTGGGCGATCCAGCTGCTCACCCCAGCTCAGGTAGGACTTGGCCGACTCAAAGCGGGATGACTGGATGCCACAACGCTCCAACATGGCGCCGACGAACGCGGCGCACCAGGGCGTCTCGTCGTCCTTGATGCCACCACGGCGGATATCCTTCCAGAACTGCACGATCACCGGGTTATGAGTCGCCCCCTTAACCTCGGTCACACCGATGTGCTTTTTCGCCATTTCGATCCAGCGTAGAAGCATAATCAAACCCCCTTGTTAGCCAGGAAGCGCTTGCCAAACTCCAGCACTGCATTGGAGCCAAACAAACCGACAGAGCAGGCCAAAGAGCCCGCGATGTTTTCAGGGACGCCAACGGCAACAAGCAGGGCCGAGAACGGCCACCACAGCAAGCCGCAAAGAAGAGCCTCGGAGAGGCTCTTCTTCACCCAGTTCCCTGAGCTGTAAATCCGATTGATGGCGATGAAAATTGTCAGGAAGAAAAAGGAAATTTGTTCCCAATGGCTCACCACCAGGCCAGCAATCAGGGCCAGCAGCCCTGGGTCTTTGGTCGGCATCTTCATAATCCCCACCCCGCAAAGGGTCAGCGGTCGGGCAGCTCTTCAAACTCCCGACACGTTTGTTCATAACGTGGGGTCTCAAGCTCGACCCCGATAAAAGAACGGCCGCATAGCACTGCCTGCTTGCCGGTCTGGCCAGACCCCATGAAGAAGTCGGCGACAACCGCACCGGGGCGAGAACTGGCCATGATGATGTCGCGCATCATCGCAGCCGGTTTTTCGCAGGGGTGCTTGCCCGGTCTGGCCGGTACCGACGGGTACATCCAGACATCGGTAAAAGGAACGTGCTTGGTCACAAAGAAGGGGCGGCGCAGGCGATCGAACTCCTCCTTCAGCTGGTCATAGCTGGCAACCAGGCGGGTGTAGGTGGCGCTCAGCCCCTGATAGGTTTCGGTCAGCTCGGCGTAATCCTGGCCGAGGGACGGTGCCTTCGACGCAAACAGCGCCTGCAGCTGCTCGTACTGCTGCTGGCTCGGTAGTTGCCACTGCGAATAACCGAACCAGTGACCGGACATCTTCGTGCCGGTGGCCGCGTTGATCTCGGCGGCCGTCACGCCGGATGCCTCTCTGGCATGCCTGAAATACTCGATCAGCGGGCTGAACACCTGGCGGCGCAGGTCGCTACAGGCGGCGGCATAACCGCTGCCGGCCTTGGCGCTACCGTCTGCCCCATACTGCTCGGCGAAGATCACCCGCTCGGTGGCGGGGAAGAAGCTGCGCAAGTCCTCCTTGCGAGCCTTGTTCCATGGCCCTGACGGCTTGGCCCAAACGATATGGGACAAGACCCGCATGTGGCGCTGGATCATCAACTCAACGGCCGAGGAAAGGCGGCTCGAGCAGAACAGGTACAACGAGCCGTTCGGCTTGAGCACCCGGCGAAACTCCACCACGAACTGTTCCAGCCAGGAGAGGAACTCCTGCTCGGACTTCCACTGGTTGTCCCAGTCGAGCGCCTTCACCCCGAAGTAGGGCGGGTCGGTTGCGATGAGGTCGATAGAGGCATCAGGCAGGGTCTTGATATAGACCAGGCTGTCTGCATTGATCAGGCGGGCTTGCCCGTCCATCAACAGTTTTTCCATTCACTATTTCTCCGAGTTGGCACTCGGAGGTGCTCGCGTAGTTTGTTACCTTGCAGCGCGGGCACTTAATCTCAGCGGCGCCGCAAAGGCGGGCCAGCTTGCGGGAACAGTTCCCACAGCGAAGTTCGTTCAGGTTCATCGGGATCGGCTTATGTGATAAGCTCCGGCCGCTTTGCAAAGCGCCGTGGCTTTAGTCCGGCCCGTGACCGAGTGCGCGTGGCTGGGTGGTCGTTCCCTGTTACAGCAGGGGGCGGCCGCCACGTTCTACAGGCAATAAAAAACCGCCCATGAAGGCGGTTTTGTTTTATGAGGGTCGCTTAGGCATTCGTTACTGAATACACAGATTTCTCCAGCATGGATAATTTATCTCAGCTATCCCCAATGTGTCAACTTTAGTTTATTTTAAAATTTACTTTAGTTTATTTTTTTGCTTCTAACTTGGCAGCCCTCGTTTCAAGGAGCTTGGCGACTGCCTGGGCCTCTTTGATCTTCACCGGGTCGGGACGCCCATCGGCCCCCTCGGCAAGTTCGGTTGACTCCAGATCCAGCAACCAGCTCGCCGCATGACGGAGCATGAACACCCTCGCCGTTCGCCTCTCTTCACTCAGAGCCATCGCCGTTTTTCCTATATGTCGCAGAACTTGTAACCGCAGCTCGGACATTCGTAGTTGATATAGTCCACATCGTAGTCATCGTTTTGGGTGAATCCCCCCTGCCGGTTTCTACCATCTGGGAACCACATTCTTTGCACCGCTCACCCCAACTATCGTCAGCACCTTCCTCAGTCGGCTGCTCCATGATTTCTGTCATGCCGTCTTTCCTACAACAGGGTGGGGCCACTGGCCCCACCTTTACATTGGGGCCGACTCTTCGCCACCGAGGGCGTCTATCAGAGCCGGTACGAAGTTGGCGAGCTCGCCGGTCAGCAGGGCAATATCGGCATCCTGCCGGGCCAGCGGGTCTTCATCGTTGATGTCGTCGTTCTTCTCCATCAGCTCGTCGCTCCACTTCATGCTGGTAATCGACAAGTCATCAGACAGCACAAAGCTCAAGGTATCGCCCCAATTCAGGGCCAGCTTGGTCACCAGCTTGTCCTTGACCAGGTGGTTCTTGACCTCATCGGTCATCAGATCCTGCTGCTTGAAGCGGGCGATCCCGCCGTGCTGCATAGCGCTGCGCAGCTCGGCTTGGTCTTCAAGCAAGAAACCGGCAGGGATCGTAGCTTCCTGCAGCCATGCGGTCATGGTGACTTCTGGCGGGTTCTTGACCGCAACAGGGATGGCCGGCAATGACCCTATGGTCTTTCGCAGCATAGCCAGCGCATCGTCGGCAGCTTTACCCTTGGCAAAGACGACAAGCAGGCCACTCTCCTTGTGATACCAGAGGTAGGTGCTGCTGCGCTTGGTGTATGCAGTGGGCAGCAGGGTGGCAAGAATGTCATCCTTGATAGCCTCCCTCTCCTTCTTCTTGAGAGCTCGACCCTGCGAGTTTTCGATTTCCTCTATCCGACTGGCCAGCAGTTGCTTGAGCTGCATGGGGGGGATCTGGGCACTGTCACCGACCAGACGCAGCATGACGTGCCCCTCATGCTGATGGACCAGCAGAGGCTGAGGAAGGGTGGCTGCGTACACAGGATCGGCTTCGGCGGCCTTGCGCACGATGTGGCGCTCGCCAAAGTAACGGTCTGTCAGGTGGGCCAGTACCGGCGCCCACCCCATCGACGAATAAGAGCTCGGCAGACGCGGAAAGAACTCGGTGGCCAGGAACTGGCTGGCCGCCCCATCGCTCACCAGGTCAATCTGGCGGGTGAGCCGATACAGGCTTATGGTTTTGATTTGCGAGAACATCGTCTCTCCTTTTTATAGTCATGACCGGCACAGGCGGTCGGCAGCGAGTTCGGGCAGGTCATGGCGATCACCTGCAGCACGGTACTCCGGCGAACGGGGGCCATCTCACCGGCTACCCCATCGAGGCTGACCAGCGGCAGCAGGCCAGCCCATATCAGTTCATCCCTGTTCTGGCGATAGACCCCAGACTGAATGGTGCTGACCAGATGGATCAGAGAGCCCTTCTTCCCAGTCCAACGGTCGGCCAGCAGGATCGGGCTCATGCGGCTGCCTCGGTTTTCACCCCCTGGGCCGCATAGTCGCGGATCCAGAGCATCTGGATATGCTGGTCACCCGGGCGGCAGCAGGTCTGCCACATGGCGACTGCAGCCCGGGAATTCTCAAAGCCATCGAGGCCGCCAACGTAGAAGTTACAGTTGGGGCAGATGCAGTACCATCTCCCCTTCATCTGCCGCAGCATCGGCAGACGTGGGGCCGGTACGACATCAGGCCACACGGTATGGCACAAGCAGAAGTGGGTCGAATCAGGAAGGGATATTTTCGAGCACATATTTCAGCGCCTCCTCTACCATACCGGCGCCAACGTCATGCAGGGCAGACCAGTGGGCACCGACCGACTTGTCGATCTTCTTGCGCCAGGCGGCATCGTATTGGCGCTCGTAATAGGCGCTCACTCCGCTCTTTACTGCCGCATCCGGCAGGGTTATCCGGGGCTGATCAACCAGATCGTAATGGACGTTGGCCAGCACGGCGGGGTGCAGCTGCTTCAACTCATGGCGGATCGCCAACGAAGGACGACACCGGCTGAGGAAACGTGACTCGAGCTCGGCCACCGTTGCATCGAAATCGTCACCATGACCGGCGACCAGCCCTTTCAACACTTCCCTCATCCAGTCCGGCGCCTCTTCCACTGTCCGCTTCACCTTGGTGAGCTGGTAGGCATGGTGCGGGAGAGGGCAGGATGAACGGCCGCGAGGTCTGGTCTCTGTAATATGCTGCGGCGACAAAGCCCACAACTCGCTGCCGTTGTCGCGCTCTGGCCGGTTCCGGCGATCGGTTATCAATGCAGGCCCTGTGAAGTCTGGGTCAAGCTGGCCACGGGTGAAGGCGTGACACTCGAAACTTGCCCTGACCAACTCGGCGGCCCAGCTCAGGCGATGGGCCTCGCCTCTGCGGGGCTTCTTCATGCGGCCCCCACATGCAACTGCTGGCCAGCACGAACCCGAGCAATCTCAGCGGCCGTCGCCTCTTTCAAGTCAACCAACTCCTGCTCCAGCCGCAGCAGCTGATGGAGCTCATCCTCGGGTCCATAGGTCCCATCAAAGGCTGGATGGGCATGGCTCATCACATCAGCAAAGGCGCCGGCCAATACGTCAATCGTCGCTTCAACACTCCCGGTTCCGGTGGTGGTCGGCATTTTAACCAGCATGTAGCCATGCATCCTGGCTGTGCGGCGCAAGATGCCTGCGGCAACCTCGGCAGGCAGAGCGGCCAGCCATGCCTCGCGCCAGCAGAATGGCAAAGGGGAGTCGCCGCTCAGGATCCGGGCCACCCGCTTGGCATACTTGTTGCGAACTTTGAACAGCTCGTCGGCAGTCTCCGGGGCATCATCGATCAGGCCCGCAGCCTCAAGCGACGGCACCAGGCAGTCGTTGGCGAACTCCATATCTGACATGCGTGAGCGGTCGATCCACTCCTCAGATGCCGCCAGGATTAACTTGAGTTCAGATTTTGTGTCTGAATGAGGACAATAGTTCATTTATCGTTTCCCCTTCAGACGCTCTTTTGTAAACTGTGATTGAAGTTGATACCCGCTCTTAACTTCTATTTCGTACTGCACGCACTCAGGGAGGTCTTCTTTCCATCGGTGGATGGCTTGAACTGTCTTTCCCAATGCGGCGGCCACAGCGGTGGGGGCACCTCTGGTATTGCCGCCGGCAAAAAAGTTGAACACATCTGTCTTTGTCATCGCATGGCTCCATTGAACTGGCCAAGCAATGTTAACTCAAGTTGATGTTCTAGGTAAACTATAATCAATATTGGATGCTCTCATGCAAACTTCAACGATCGGTCAGCGCTTCAAATTCCTGAGAGAAAAGGTGCTAAAAATGAACATGACCCGACTGGCCGAGGAACTCGGGGTAACGTTGGGTAGCGTCAGCAAAATTGAGAAGGACCTGCAATCAGACATCAGTGCCAAGACGGCGCATCGACTCGGCGAGATGGTCGAGCCGCATGGTTACGACGCCAAATGGCTGATAGGTGGGGGCATATACAAAGCAGGGCAGAAGAAGATCCCTATCGTAGGCAACACGCAGGCCGGGCCGGATAAGATCTGGTTCGATATGGGCTACCCAGCTGGGCAGGGCGATGCCTACATTGACTTTCCAGCGAACGACGCGACATATGGCCTCATGGTGGTCGGTAGCTCCATGGATCCCTATTATCGAGAAGGCGAGGCCGTCATTGTTGACCCCAAGGCCGAACCCATGACGGGGGAAGTGGTCGTGGTCAGGATGCATGACGACGAAGTAATGCTGAAGGTATTCACCGGCATAAGAGATGACAAGGTAGTGTTAGACAGCCTGAATAGCGGTTACGATAGACAACTCAGACCATTGCAGGACGTAGTGTTCATTCACCAGGTGGTGGCCAAAGTGACGAGCGCAAAGATAGTCAAGGAGCCGTGAATGCAATCAACTACAGTTGAAGTCCGAATTGATTTATCTACAGGATCTAAGTAAGATCCGAGGCGTTGACCTGTTCAGTGGCGAACAGCTCATTTAGCCATCAAATAGAAAAGAAAAAAGCCAGCGTGGCGGCTGGCTTCTTGAAAAGAAAAAGACCGGTTGTGGCGACCGGTCCTTTAATCGGAATGGCTACAATGTCCACTCACAACAATTCGAGGACATTGTAGTCAGTAACAGATCCCAGTGCAAGTGGGGCCAGTGGCCCCACCTGATGGGTTTTACGGGACTACCATGTCTAAGAACAAAATAGTCACGCTGCAGGATGCAGCGAACGCGCTTTCTTTTTGTGATCCTAACGGGGATTTCAAATACTGGATGAAGCTCGGCACCGCGTTGGCGGGCGAGTTTGGTGACCAGGCATTCGACATCTTCGATGCGTGGTCATCCACCGGTTCTTCATACAGCGCCAAAGGCACCAAGTCATATTGGAAAGGCTGGCTGCGCAACACCAACCCCAATCGTCCCAACCTAGCCTCGCTGGCGTTTGAAGCCAAGCAGGGTGGATGGGTGCCTGATCGTGACACCACCCTCTCACCGGAAGAGCTCGCCAGACGCGAAAAAGAACTGGCCGAGCGATCGGCTCGACGCGAACGGGAACAGGCGATTGCAAAACAAGAAGCCGATCGCAGCCTTGAACAACACCGCGCCGACTTCTTTGCGATGCCGAACAACTTGCCGCCAACCGAATACATGCTGAAAAAGCACATGGCCGGCGTGGTTGAGCTCATCGATATCCGGTTCAGTCGCAAGGGCGGCTTCCTCGGCAGAATGTTTGCCTGGTCGCTGTGGGATGACGACCCCAGGGTAAACCCGCAAGCGCAGTGGTGCGGCTACGAAAAGATCTACGAACGCAAGAACGACCATGGGCGCGGGAAGTTCCTCACAAGCCACGGCAGAAATGACCGTGGCTTCGGCGTTATTGGCAAGCCACTGAATCAGGTTCAGCGCGTGTTTATCGTCGGCGGTCTGGCAGATGGCTACTCCGCCCACATTGCGACCGGTGAAACCATGGTGGTGGTGGTGGGGGAATCCAACATCCCCAACATCAAGCGCCGTCTGCAGGAGCTCTACCCCGATTTGATCGTGGTAACCGCGCCGGATAACGATAAGGAGGGTATCTCCCAGGTCGAGAAGGCCGGTGGCTTCTGGTCACTACCAGAGAAAGCCGGGGCCGACTGGTCTGACGTATACCTAAACGAAGGGGCCGAGGAAGTGCAGCGCCAGCTGCTCAACATCCGCGGCCTCGTCTACAACGTGGTGAACCAGCGTCACCTCGACATCAAGATCCAGCCTGGTCTCAACCTCATCAAATCGGGCAAGGAAACTGGCAAGAGCTTCTCCACCTCAGCATGGAGCCGCAACAACCGCCAGCTCAAGACCCTGGTGATCAGCTACCGCCGAAACCTGCTGCAGGCGCTGGCCAAGTCGTTTGATGCCCAATACTACGAAGACCTGATCCTCGGCGAGAGTAGCAACGACACCGACCGAAACATGCTGTTGCGTCAGGCAATGCGCCTGGTGATCACCCCTGACTCGCTATGGCGCCTGCAGGGCAGCGAATGGGATGCCGTCGTGGTTGACGAATGCGACCAGACCCTGATGCACTTCTTGTCGGAAACCATGCTCAAGTCAGGCAGGCAGGTACTCAACGTCGAGATGTTTGCCCACCTGCTGTGCCGGGCATCTACCCAAGTCATGATGGATGCCGACCTCTCCGACCTTACCATCGGGTTCTGCAACTACATCGGCCTGCAGTCTGGCACCTATCATCTCAACGAGCATAAGCCGCGCCAGGGCTCGACCCTGTTCGTCTATGAGTCGCCCCATCACATGCTGGCCAAGCTCAAGGACAAGCTGCTGACCGGCGAGCGCCACTACTACTGCGCGAACTCCAAGAACCAGATCATCAACTTCGACGAAAAGCTGCAGATCGCCAAGCGTCGTGGGCACTGGAACGGCGAGTGGTTCTCCGTCTGTTCCGACAACTCCACCGACGACCAGACCGGGGAAATCGTTCGTGACATCGACAACCGGGTCGGCGAGTGGAACGCCCTGCTCGCGTCACCCAGCTGGGGCACCGGGATCTCAATCAACGAAGGTCACCCATTCCAGGCTACCTGGGGCCGCTTCGGTTCAAACACCGGTACCGTTGAACAGGCACACCAGCAGCTGGCCCGAGCCCGGGGCATCACCGAATACCATGTCTACGTTGACCCGACCGAGCGGGCCGAGCCAACCGACCCGGATCAGATACTGCGCCTCGACCTGGCAGAGCCAGATGCCGAGACAGCCAAGTTCCTCAAGCTGGAAGACGGCCAGCTTGCCTTCTCCAGCAACCTGTTCGAGTGGGTCTACTGCCACGTCAAAGCGGCGGTCAACAAGTCGAAGAACAACTTCAAGGGGCTGTTCCTCTCCCAGGCAGAGGCAGAAGGCTACAGCATCGTCCATGTCATGAAGAACAAGATGATGGTCACCTTCGGCAAACAGGACGCTGAGGAAGCGAGTGAGCGCCTGCGCCGTCTCGATATGCTCTCGATGGTTGATGCCAACCTGCTCGATGACGACCAGTTGCGACAGGCCATGCATGGCGATGCAGACCAGACCCAGGCAGCGATCATCAAGTCCCGCGTGTACCAGGAGCTCAACCTCGACGCCATGCGGCCAGAGCACGTTGACCAGCTGGTATGGGACGCCGCCTCGGTCTTCCAATCAGTGACCGCGACCGAAACCGAGTTCGGCGATGACGTGATCAACGTATGGCCAGCCGGACGCCGTGAGCTCATCATCAATGCCCTCGCCTTTGGCCAGCAGCAAGAGCGCCTCGTCAGCCGGATAAAGAAGCTGGCCGTCGCGGCCATGCCAGCCGAACTGGTCAAGGCGCTCGACCTGAAAGACCGCAAGTTTGCCCAATCCCGCGCCCACCTGCATCACTACGCCAAGCGCCGCCATCACCTGCTGTGCATCCTGGCCGCCGTCGGCATCGACGAGCAGCTCAACTATGACGGCACAACATGGAACGCCATGCAGATCACCAAAGCCCTGCGCAAATGGATGACCCGCAACCGCGAGGCCCTCTACAAGTACAGCGGGGTCAGCCTGACCGACAACGCCATCGACGAGCCGCTGCAGTGGCTGCACGGCTTCCTGCGTGGCCTGGCTATCGATGTGGTCAGCCACGGCCAGAAGCGCGTGAACGGCCACCGGGTGCACGTTTACGGCATCGACGGCGACAGCCTCGCTTCTGTTCGCGCCCTCACCGGTTTGCGGATCAGCGGTATCCAGTCGGCAATGATGGACGATGGCCAAGTGTCACACCCTGCGCAGCTGGTTAATAGTAATCAACTGGCTCATGGTGTGACGCCTTGCATTCGCGCTGAAGCCGCGCCGCACTTGGCTTTCGACACTGCTGAGGACGTGCCATCGTGTACAGAAAAGAGTGCCCCGGAGGCTGAAATTCTGTGTGCGGAAGACATCCTGCGGCATGGGGGAAGTGTGAGGATCTCGGCGGCCGTGCGACGGGCAACCGAGCAGCCGGAGCTGACTGACGACCAAGCCGCCATCGTGGCCGCCCCATGGCTGAACCGGTCAGACCTTCAAGCGATCGCAGCCGGTGAGCTGGTGCCGCTGGTCAGCCATATCAAGCGAGCCAGCGCCACCCCGTCCTCAGCTATGGGGCTAGTAAGGGTAGGGGCTGCAATGGCCTCCTGCGGCATGACAGAGGCGCTTTCGTTGCTGTCTGATGGCGACATGATGGAATTGATGACTGGTGAGCTGAGCCAGCAAGAGCTGGCCCAGTATCTGACGGGGGCTATAAGACAGCCCCTGGGGATGATGGCTTAACGATAGGCTGCCTCGAAGGCCCCTCTCAACGTCTCCACATCGACCCTGACCATATCGCCAGCCACTGGCGATGCCCTGAACGAGGCGGCCACCTGTGCCGCCTTCCCTGTTGCTGGTTGTGCGATGAAACCACGCGGATTAGCCGCCTCCGTCACCGCGTATGCCAGCCCGCCGAACTTACCGCCACTCCGGCACATGACGAACCAGCGATCGCTGTACGCGAGCCGCTTGCAGTCTGCCGCCCCGTCGGTGTCCCAGCGTATATCCTGCTCAATATCCATCTGCGCCCCCTTCACCCATGATGGGGCGTCTGGTTCACCTGAACAACCAGCCAGCAACATGGCCACCAGCACCGCTATCTTCTTCATCGATCACCCTCCATTTGAAACCCTGTCATGGTAACAAAAAAAGGGTGGGGCCACTGGCCCCACCCTAAAAACTGATCGTTGTCGCTACTTCTTCGCCTTTATCCATTCATCCATGGCGGCGTCTATGGCCTGTTTCTGAGTTCCCTTCTGCCACGTTTCAAGCACGACCTGCCCGCCCTTCTCAAGGCGCACCCGCCAGCCGCCAGCCTCTTTGCTGATCCGTGGCTTGGGTGGCACCTTGCTATCCTCCCAGTCAGCCCAGGCGGCCTTCATCGCGTCCATCCTGCTTAGGCCATACCGTCGGTCATGTTCAATGCTGTCGCCCAGGGTAATGGTCACACGCCAGCCATCGCCATCCTTCACCACTGCGACCCTGGGCTTGTGGACCGGTCCAGCCTTTTCCTCAGCGTCTTGGCCCTGATCTTCCGGGGCCTCTTCATCTTCGTCGTTCTCAACCCGCTCAGGCAGCGGCTCTGCTGGGAACTCGGCCACCAGCTTGGCCCACTCGATCTGCTCATCCAGATAGGCCTGGCAGGTTTGCTGTCGGAGTCCCTTCCCGTTAATCAGGCAGTAGCGACGAATGTAGTAGGGCGTTACCTTTTCAGGCGACAGCCCAAGATCAAGCTGCTCCTTCAGCCAGGCATGGATCATCTTCATGTTCGGCGCCCGCAGGTACTGCTCGATCTGGGCGTCCTTGGCTGTTAATGCCGCTACCAGCTGACGGTTGGCACCAGTCTGCTTCGGGCCACTGCCGGAAAGGAACGCGGCTTTCTCGATGGAGGTGTCCAGCTCGAACTTCTCGTAATGCTTCTGGCTATCACCACTGCCGCTCCCTGCAGTGGCATGGCCATAGACCCGGGTGCGATAGACCGACTCGGCCTCCCCTGGCCGCTTGAACTGCTGATAGCCGATCGCCGAATACATGTCCCGGCTATGGCGCCACTCGAGGTGTGGGTTGTCGAATACCTTACGGATGACCTCGTTCGCACTGTGTGCGTAGTAGGCGCCCACGGCCCTGTTATGGTACAGGTCGTCTTTGCCCTCATCGAGTGGGGACACACCATCCAGAACAGCCCCGGTCACATCCTGGTAGCGCATCAGATCCGTGCGCTGCAACTTCCTCAGCACCTTCAGTCCGTCGATCACCAGCTGGGGCGAGATCAGGGTGGGGATAGGGTACGGTTTCACGTCATCGAACAGCTGGCGGTCGTGCGTCTTCAGCTGGCCGCTAAACATCACATGGCCATCGGGAGTAGTTTCCGTTGCCCAGAACTTCGCACTCTTGAAGATCTCGCTGCGCCGGCGTCCGGTGGCGATGGCCAGCCCCAAGGCCAGCGAGTATTTTACCTCTTGCGACTTCTTCTCGATGCCCTCCCGCACCAGCCTGCCCGCCTCAGCAACGGCAAAGTCCGGGTTTACCTTGATCTGAGAGCTGACCTTCTTTGTCAGGTTCTTGCCGTCATTGGCGGTGGCCACCTTGCGCGACCATTCATACACTGGCTGCAGCAGATAGTAGGCGTGGTGTTCGATGCGGATCCCTCCCAGCAACTTCTTCACCACGCTCCGCTTCTCGTTCTTGCGCAATACGGTAAGGCGATCCCGCAGCTCCTGGAGCGGCATGTCATGGCGAAGCTGCTTGTCCAGGTCGGGGATAAACTCAGCCAGATCCTTGGCCGCTTTATCGATGTGCTTGTCCACCAGGTGATGCTTCATCTCCAGCGCCATGATGGCATCGATCCACTGGCGCAGGTGGTGAGACACGCCGTGGATGCCCTCATCCCCCCGCAGCATGTAGTCATCCTCGACCAACCCACCGGCCTTGTGGGTCTGTTTGACCACTCCAATTTTCTGCAGGTGGCGGTTGATAAAGTGGCGCAGGCGATCGGTCACCTGCTTCTTGGTTAAGCTGTCGTCCAGATAGGTCTCGCGGCAATAGTCCGCAATTTCCTTAGTTGTCATGTCGAACCCGTGCATACATCCCCCATTAAGCGTACCAATCACACAATCAACAGTACGCGCAGCATAAATAATAGTCAAGCGATTTTAAGCGTACCAATTGAAATAATTGCGTCACAACCGTACCCA